CGGCGCCGAAGGCGCCGCACGCCATCGACCCTAACGATGCCCAGCCTGGTATAATCAGCTTAAAATTACGCAGTTTAGCCAAATTCGTTTAGGTCGTTGCATACTGAAACAGTCCTTACAGGACTTAGAAGGAGATCTCGAACATCGAGATCTCTCTTTTTAGCACAATTTATGTTTACATTAAATGGTCGTCATTACAATGCAGTAGCTGATAGTAAGAGACGTGAATGATATTTTATCAGTATTTGCGTATATTCTCGGAGGACTAATACTCTCAATACTACTTGGGCTGCGTGACGCCTGCTTTGGCATATCGTATAAATGTAGCCCAGTGCTATTTAAATACATCATAGGGACATTACTACCAGTAGATCCGCCACCAAAATGAAGACTGGCTGGAGTTGAAACTGAACTCGACGTTGATGTTACTAAACACGTTAGATTTGAAAATGTTGCCAATGAGATGTATCCCGCTGCGTAATATCTCAGTTCTGATACCATGTCATACATGGGCTGTAAAACATCATTATGAAGATATATGTAATGGCTGTCGGCGTTGACGAAATCTGAATATGAATATACGGCATTGGTGCCGAAAATAACATATGCAAATTCGCTGCTTCCATTATCCCATGCGCAAAATGCGTTGTCATACGTACCAGTTATTTTTGATCCATTCACCCATGCGGTGTAGCCTTTCAAAATCGTCGAGGCTGATGCCGTTGCCGAAGTTTGTGATGCTAAAGTATTGGCAGTGACCTTGCCAGACCCATTATGGTAACCTGCAGGAATGGTGTACGAGTTTCCACAGTTGAGACTTGATGTTTTGGCACCATTATTGGTCATAGTGCCCGTAATCTTGCCGCTACTTCCATACGCAGTTTTGCCTGAGAGGATGTTGGCAGCGGTAGCCGTTGCATCATCTGTAATGGTACCTGTATAGTTATGCTAATAATAGAGTCTGACATATAAAATGCGGCACCGAAGGTGCCGCAGCCGCGCCCAATCTTATCATACACCGGTTATCTTTTAGGACCACTCAAGAGTTTTTCATCAGCTCCGAGGGCCGTGCCATTCCGGCATACAAGCTTAGATCAGTGCATTCTGAAACAGTCCTTACAGGACTGAGATTAAAAAAGAAAGAACTCAATCGAGTTCTTTCTTTTTTATCTCACATAGTGGCATCTGAGTAGAGCGCTGCCAGGTACTTGGATCCTTCAACGCCGTCAAAGACATCGCCCAGCATTTTGATGTTGCACATGTATGCTTTCTTCTGCGTGCAGATCACCATCCAGGTGAAGTACTGCGCAGATGCCAAGGACATGATGGCGCTCTGATTGTAGGTATCCACAAACCGTCTCAGGAAGAAGCTAGCATTGAGCTTCTCGTTGGGGTTGGCCGATACCATGCGCATGCCTTTCACGCCAGAGATGTCGTTGTTAAACAGCGTCTGGCAGAAGGTCGTAAAGCTCTCGTTCATGTTGATGCTCTCGCTAGCAACCTTCTCTTCAATCATGGAGATGAGAGGAGATTTCACGCCGCCTTTCAGCAGCGCCAGAGAGATGGAATCAACGGTGGCTTCGGGAGCACCAATCAGGTAGCTCAGATAGAAGCGTGCTGCAAAGTAGAAGTACGCCTCATAACGGTCTCTATTGGTAGAGAGACCGATCGTGCGATTCAGCACTTTACAGAACATGCGTGCCCACATCATGGCACCATACTCGATGCTCTTGACCGGGTAAGTAGCAGGGTCAGGAATCTTCAGATTGAGGTAAGCACCAACCAGCACCGCATACAGCTTGCGCATATCGTCAACCTGATAGCTGGTATTGGTGGGATCTTCCGGATCTTCTTCGATGGTGCAGATGTTGGTCAGATTCACTGCCACCTTGCTATGGCCCTTCATGGTATAGCGGAAATAGGGCATGCACTCCGGCAGGTTGTATTCAGGTTTTGCCACAAAGAGCACCAAATCGCCGTTCCGCACGGCAATCAAAGCTTTCAACGCAATGGGCTCCTTAAAAGTCGTGCCGAATCTGCCCAACGTCGTCATTTCCAACTTCTCGTTGACGACCGTTGCTGCATTAGGATTGGTGATCAATGCCTTCATGCGGGCAGACATTCTCGCGCCACTCGTCTCGTAATACTGAAACACATCAGTTTCTGTCAGGGAAACTGCCATGTCTGTTGAACCCCCTTTATGTTGGGATTTATCAAGGTTAAAAACTTGTCGATATTAAACGATGGTTGCCCGGTTATTGATCACGTCCGTCAGATATGGGTGCTGTTTATAGTACGAATACACGTCGAGGAAGATGTTGGCGCAGCGCTCCATGATCTCTCGATCAAAGAAATTGAAGATGCAACGGTCTTCCTTGCAGAGAATGATGGCAGATTGCTCCGGCGTGAAACCATTATCACTCAGAAGCAGATAGTATCCGCCCAACTGTAAGATGTGTTTTTCCCGCAGTCCAGAGGAGGTCTTATAGTCAAAGATGGTCTCCTTTTGATACCATTCAGCGTACCAGTCCATGGTGCCGCCAATCTCATAGGTGTGAGAGACAAACGGCGTTTCTGCAAAGATGGTCCGCCAATGGCCCTCATTCTCCTTCAGTTTATTGGAGAAATGATTAACCCGCTTTCTCACACGGTAATCAGTGAGTGGGTCTTTGATACTTGGCATGACGCCATGCTCTGGGTCGACCAGGCACTGGTTCATTTCATGCACGAATGTTCCCTGGGTAGATGTCCGATTGAGTTCATCTTCATAGCGGACTCTATTGAAGCCTAGATTATTGGCCCACCTCATCAGGTATTTGGAATAGGCCACCACATCTAAGATGGTCGTGACGGACGGATATCCCTTATCATCCGCCGTATACATATGGTGGTTATTGACTTCTTCCATTTTGACAGTTTCGCCATAGGGCATAATTTCGTTCTCCTTTCCATATTATGCATCGAACTCATAGCTAAATCCCCTAAAGTGAGGTGAATCACTACATATGAGTCTCTTCGATGATTACAAAAGTATGTTTAGTGGTCCTCGACGTTTTACGTACCGATCAATGATATGCTCCTGCGTGAATTCCAACACAGCATACACAGGTGTGCTCCTATTTGAGCTTACACCAGTGAATCCGCCGCCTATCAATCAATTCGATCAGTTCAAGCAAGCCGTTGAAAAGGACCCATTCTTGAGATTTCTGATTGCACTTTACTATCAGATGACAGTGCAATCTGTGAACGTGATTATGGACGTAGATAGTGTCTCTGAGGAAGTCTACATCTATGCGTCCGTGAAATGTATTTCCAGCCAGACCGTCTTCAATACGTACAGCTCCCAGTTGGGTCTCTTTGCTGAGGACATTGGCCGGACAAGCAATACCGTTTCTTCCGGATGCTATCCTTTCCACATCTATAACCTGATGGATCGGATGAATCCGGATTTTGGCAAAGTCAACGTTGATGGCGTCGTCACCTATAGATTGCGTCAGTCTAATGGAACGGGACGATATGCCCATGCACTGAGTCCCTATGCATTAACCGTGGAGATTACCATTGCCAACGATGGCGAGATCAAAGAGCAGCTGCCCAACTTCGGAATGACATGCTGTGATGAGATTGCTGGAAAGCTCTTTGAAGTGGTGCGCTCCAGCTGTGAAACGATTCAGAGACGTGCTGCGCCATCGGGTTTCTTGAAACTCGGATTCCGTTACTATATCATCAACGAGCCTACCTATACATCCAATTCCATCTGTCTGGATTTTGTACTTCTCGTCGATACGGCCAACGAATGGCAAATCATCGACATCAACCAGACTGCCATGTCAATCCGCCTGAGAGATTATGACAAGATGGAGTATATGGTGGCCCATGCCGACGACATCGACTGGGAACCGGTCTACAATGTGTGGGGCCAGATTGCAACGGCGCTGATGAGCGACTACGGCACATTGATGATCCCATCGGTAGCCGACCATGATATTGATAAAGTCGACGAAAAGTGGTACTTTAAGGTCCATATGAATCCGCATCTCGCGTGCTTCACCGATGAAGTCAATATCTATGGACAAACTGAGATCCTTCATCAATGCTCCAATGAGTTCTACTGGCTTCATGCCAAGCTCCCTGGAAATGTAACGTTCGCATTCCCCAATATGACAACCCTTCGAGACAGAGAAGTGCTGGCATATCTCCGCATTCCCAAGGCGCTTCCAGCTAACGATGTCGAACTCATGAATGACTATGTGACGAAGTTCTCCAGCGCAGACATTCGGATTCGGATATGTGCCGAAACTGGAATGTATCTCTACTGCGCACTTGTCGATAACACATGGTACGCCGACGCTGTAAAGGACAATCGCGCATTTAAGTGCATGAACGATTGCTTCCTTGGACATGTCGTGGCCAAGAAACCCAGCAGCAACGAGGAAGCCATCAAATCGCTCATTGGTGCATTTGCACACAGTGAAGGTATCAGTGGCCCCGTATCAACCTTGAATGGTGCTGATTACAAGACCGGCATCGAAGAATGCGGCGATGACATCCATCTGATTTTCGATATCTACGAAGATGCCATCAGGATGTATGAGCGCTCCTGGTTTAAAGACTATGAACGCCTCCGTGAAGAGTTGATTGAAGAGGTCGGATTGGCTCCTCCCAAGCTTGAGGAAGCCAAAGATGAACCTAACGAAGCTCCATCGGAGCCAGAGCATGTTCCCGTCCCTAAATCTACGAAAGTTCCGCTGAAATTAAACGTCAAAATTCCACTGAATGAGAAGAAAAGAACCTTCCTGATGTGGTTGCGCTGAAATTGAGAGGGAGTCATTGTGACTCCCTCTCATTTTAAGGTCCAAAATAAGACACCCGTTTATTATAAAGAGGATGGAGACTATCTTCTAATTTGAAAGTGGGTGATGCATGTGATATACCGTATTCTATTTGAAGCGGATAAACACTGGGGAGCTATGCGGGTCGACGACCAGTATCGCTCCTCTTACATTATAAAGAGATTTCTGGCGGATTTCCCCATTGACCTTTACATCAATCTCGGCGACTTCTTTGACACGAAGCTTCTTCTCAATAGCAAATCGTCCATCTATGCCCTGAGAGACTTTACAGAGAAAGCAGAGATCTGCAGGATGCGAGGAATCCCCGTTCGCGCCATCAAAGGCACCAGGTCTCATGACTATGACCAATGGGATGCGTTCGATAAGCTCTACCAAGACCCCGAGTCTAAGGTGAAGTACTTCAGAACCTGCACAGTTGAAGAGACGCTGCCAGGGATGCGTATCTGGTATGCTCCTGAAGAGAACATGAACTTCGCCGATTACGTCGATGAGTATGCAGACATCTTGCTGGATGGCGCCATTCATCTGGCGGCATTGCATGGCAACTTCGATAAGATCATGCCTGATGTGGCTGTGAAAAGCATCAATAATGATGGCATGAGTACGACATTGGTCTTTCGGTATGATGAACTGGAAAGGCTTGTCCACGGCCCGTTAGTTGCTGGGCACTGGCACGACGGAGAAACCTACGAGCATCTTTCCTACGTGGGTTCGTATGACCGGTGGACCTTTGGTGAAGATGAGCAGAAAGGCTTCATGATCGTCGAATACGACACCGAAACTGAGACCTATAAACAGATCAAAGTGCCCAATCTCATGGCGGGTCGCTATAAGACCTATGAAGTCTATACGAGCCTCTATAAAGGCCAGAAGGAGTATAAAGCTCTTATTGATGCGGTGAAAGCCAACTTAGAGGCTGACACCAGAATTCAAATTCGAATCCTCGTGAAGATCAATGAACTCCAGGCCGATACGGAAGAGCAGATTGACAATTTGAAGTATCTCTTTGGCAATGAGCGCCGTGTGAAACTGACCATCATCAACCAGGTCCACATGGAACTGAAAGAGAAGCATCGAGAAGAGAATCAGAAGTTGGAGTCTGCTTACTCCTATATCAGGGATAAAAACCTGAGTGTTGCTGAGATCATTCAGAAGTTCATTCAGCAATTTGCTGGGCACGAGTACACCGTCGGTGAGATTGGCGATGTAATTAAGCCCTACCTGGAAATGCTGTGAAAAGAGTATCGTAGATGTTTCGTGCATCTACGATACTTAACCCGGTATTTCGATCAAATCAATAAGTTTAACTCTCTCATACTTATGAAAGGAAGTGATTACTATGGCGAATTTAACCTTAGAGGAAGCCAGAAGTAAGATGGAAGAAGTTCTCAAGACAGATCCACGTATGATTCTGACCTTTAAGAGCAAGCTCGTCACCGATGAGATGTGGGAATATGCCATTGCGATGGATAGTTCCCTTTTCACGGCCTGTAAACGTAAAACCTTCCGCATTGCATCTATTGCCTTGGCAGTCGATGGACTGCATCTGGGCAACATTGACCCCATCAACTACAGTGGTGATCAGTTCGCAAAGCTCTGCCAGATTGCGGTAGAGCAGAATCCCAAAGCCATCGTATTGGTACCCAAGGAATTCCGAAACGATAAGTTGCTGGCCTATGCCTATTCCAGGGATCCTGAGCTGTTACTCTCCGAGAAGAAGCTGACCACCAATATGGTCATGTCCATCATTGATCACAGCCCGAGTCTGATTCAGTATGTGGTTAATCCGACAGACGACATGATCATTCATGCGCTGGAGAAAGACCCACGGGTCATCGTGTACTTCCAGCATATCTCTCCCAGAGTGCGAGAGATCTTTGAGGAGAATTATCCCCAGTATGCGTCGATGCTTTTACATGACTGATAGTGCCTACATGAAGCATAACTTCGTGTGGAGTTTGAATAATCTTTAGAATGGGGCTTACTTGACATGCCGAAAATGCGAAAGAAGGATGAACCTAAGGCCATTATGACCTTTGAAGTATCGACACTCAATACGTTGATACGATATGCGATGTGTACGACCATCTCTAAGTCTAGCATCGTGAATTTGAATAAGCTGGTCGGGGAATTGGATATGAAAGCATATGCCTACTCCCCTGACATTGTGGCAAGGCTGAAGTTATTGCAATATGTGACAGAAGCACGTACCACCTACGGAATGAAAGATCCCGAAGTGATTCGGACGTTCATTCTGAATACCTATACGGACGGGAAAGAGATTCTCGGCGAATGCGAGCCGCTCGTAAATGATAGCCTGACCTTTAGCGAATGCAGTGCCATTGGCGAGGTGATCAACGAGCGGCTCCAATACATTTACATCTATAAGTATAAAGACACCATCATCAACTGTCTCAATACATTTACCAAGGGCGGGTGGGTGTCCTATTATGAGACAGTGAACCAGGTGCGAGATGCGCTGCAGGGATTGCTGACCAACATCAACACCGTTGGGAGTTCCAATGTAGGCGTTCTGCGTCGGCTCAATATGGCGGCAGACAACTACAATGACTTGGTAGATACCATCGTTCGGAAAGCAAAGATGCCCAATGCCGTATTGCAGACAGGGATTAGACAGCTGAACGCCATTCTATGCCCTGGATTTCAGGCAGGGCGTCTGTATCTCATCTTGGGTTTGACTGGTCGATTTAAGTCGGGTACATTGCTCAATATAGCTGACCAGATTTGTAAGTATAATCCACAGATTCGACCGGTAGAAGATGGCCGGCGCAAAACTGTGCTGTTTATCAGCAATGAGAATACCATCGAGGAAACTTACACCAGATTGCTCGACATGTACAGTGGCATTGATGATGACATTGTGCGCATGAGCACCGAAGATGCCATTAAGACGCTGAAAGAACGTGGCGGTTATCGCTTTACAGATAGCGAGGGCATCACGATCGAGTTCCGATATTATCGCAATATGGAGATGAGCACGGCCGACATCTATACTATCATCAACGAGTTGTCTGATGAGGGCTATAAGGTCATTGCAGTCATCTTGGATTACATTGCACGTGTGGCGTCTGTGACGAGTGCCACTGAAGAGCGGTTTAGATTGGCCAATGTGGCGAAAGAGCTCAAAGGCCTGGCCACTTACTATAGCATTCCGGTCATCACTGCCCAGCAGGTCAACCGGGAGGGTAATGGTATTATCGACGCGGCCATGCGGGATGACAAGGCAGATTTGGCCAAGTTCCTGGGAAGCACCGCTGTCTCTGAATCTTATGGACTGATCTTTGAGGCTGACTGGGTTGCTCTGGTCAACTTGGAGAAGAGAAAGTCTGATGAAAGGTGGTTCTTGACGTTTAACAGACTGAAGATCAGAGGCAAGCAGGATCCCACGGCCGTCACCTATTTCAACCATCCCTTTGCCGATGAGAAGCGAATTCGCTTGGATACCGATGTGGATAAGGACATCTGTCTGTCGGTGGTGTCTCTGGCAAGTGACTTGGAGAACGTATCTCAGCAGCAAGATGAACGTAATAATGCGCTCAATGTGGCACCTCGGATTGGAAATAGACCGAGGGAGACCGTGAGTACGATCAGAAACTCAGGAGATATCCTTAGCGGGCTGGCCATGGATGGCGTAAAGCTTGCGGGATGACAAGAAAGAAGACTACCAGAAATGGTAGTCTTCTTTTTTGCTTCAGTCCTGTAAGGACTGTTTCAGAATGCACTGATCTAAGCTTGTATGTCGGAATAGCACGGCTCTTGGGGTTGATGAAAATCTCTTGACTGGCCTTAAATGAGTACCGGCGTATGATAAGCTGGATTGGGCGCGGCTGCGGCACCTCCGGTGCCGCATTTTATATGTCAGATTCTATTATTCAGCATAACTACACAGGCAGTATTACTGATGATGCAACGGCTACTGCCGCCAATATTCTATCTGGAAAGACAGCGTATGGGAGCAGTGGCAAGATTACAGGTACCATGACCAATAATGGCGCAAAAACATCGTCCCTCAATTGCGGCGGTTCATATACCATTCCCGCTGGCTATCACAATGGGTCTGGCAAAGTCACTGCCAATACGCTAGCGTCACAAACTTCGGCAACGGCATCGGCTTCAACGATTTTGAAAGGTTACACCGCATGGGTCAATGGGGCCAAGGTAACCGGCTCGTATGATAATACGTTTCAAGTGTTTACAACGTCAAATGCCGGAACGTTTGCGTTTTATGCAAACATGCAAAATGCGGTTTATTCATCATCGGAAGCATCGGATACTAAAATTATGCTATTTAATGATGAATTAAATGATATAATTAGCAATTCGGACTATGTTAGATATGCTTCATTTGTGTATGTTACCGCAGCTTCATTTGTAAATTTCAACTATACTAGCTCTAGCAATAAAACTCTCGTTTCTCTAAGCAGTGGGCATGCTTCTGTGAATCTAGCCAATTATAGTAGTGGAATGCTATATAGAGCGTTCCCTGCTCTCAATGTAAACTTTCCAACGGCAACATCTGAAGTAGCTCAACCATATCTATTCGTTAATAATGGCGTTTCATTCGACAAATTGACCATAAGCTACATTATGTGCACATGCTACGCATATTACAATCAGAGCAATCTAAATACTAGTGACGTTAAATATCAGTGAATAAAGAGACTATGGAATTTCCATAGTCTCTTTCATTTATCGTTTCGTCATGTTATAGTACGTCAGGAAGGTCTCATTGCCCACCGTACGCATCATGTTACCGCTGATGGACACGAAGTGCTTGGCATCATTCAAGATCGCAAAAGCCTCATCGTTGGCCTCTTCTGTGAAGCAAGCCTTCTCAGAAATCATATCGCCATCGTAGTCTCCGCCGAGGCCCTTCAGGTACGTGTTATCCATCGTGACGGTATCGATGAACCGTGTAGAGGTCTCATCTTGGCTCAGCCCAACTTCAACCTTGGGATAGAATGGATACTGCTTCCCGTTGATTTCCATAGGCTCATGCTCCAGCGTGCTGCTGACACGAATCATGGACGGGAAGGTACCGAAGTAGTCCTCCAGAGGATACCGGGTAATGTATGCCATCTTGCCGCCATATTCCAGCGTTTCTACGCAAGCCAAGTACAGCAAGTCTGTCCAGGTCATGGCTCTCCGAGCGGTAGCTGGTGCCGATGCGCTCCGAGGATTCTTAGCGTAAGGCTTACCCGTAAAGAGCATATAGGCTTCCGTTCCATCTGCCATGGGAATCACCAGCGGCTCAAAACGGTTGCCATAGGTGTGCATGAACTGCTCTACTTTACTCTCAATATAGGAGGGTTTGTAGAACGCCATAACGTCGCCAATCTTGGCGAACTCCAGATGGTAGCTTCCGTCCTTGTCTTTGATCAAAATCTGCTTCTTCTCTCTGGTCTCAAACTCCCGAGAGAAGAAGTTTGTGATCCAATGTTCAATGAAGGGATATGCCATGGAACAGCAGGTAGCGATGGGGAAGCCAGAGTGCATGATATCGACCATGGTATCTTCCGGTGTATCAGCGCCGCTGAAGATAGGCTCCGTGATAACGTTACGAGCACCATAAGCAGTGGTCTTGCCCAGCACGAACTGCTTCAAGAATCCGTTCTTGCCTTCAATCAGACTCTGGGCATACTGACGGATCGTCACCAGCATCTGCTGAATGGAGAACTCCGTGTTATTGGCATAATTGGCCATAGAAGTTGCTTTCAGCGCATTGCTGAACTGAATCAACTTCTTATAGTAGTCATTGATTTCGGGAATATCCCGACTGTGGCCGCTGAAGTTGGCATCTCTGTAAAAGACAGGCACAACCAGCCACTTGCTGATCAGGATCTCGTCATCTCTGGAGTTCTGAAATAGCTCCACGTATTGATTGTGGGTATAGGAGCGGTTCTTTTCCATCTTAAACTTGCGGAAGTTGTTGATGAGCCACCGCAGACCCGTGTTGTCTTCATTATACTCAGGGTCATTTTCATCGGTGATTTCCACGGGCTTCCCATCCACAATCTTCCACGGATGACGTCCTGCGGCAATCTGCGGTGCTTTGCTCACCAGAGCACACAGCGCTTCATAGGCGTAGGGATGGAAGAAAACCCGTCCCAGGTCAATGTAGGCACAAGTGCACTTCCGCTCTTCTGTGGTATTGCCAAATGTCTCATAAGAAAAGAGACCATCTTTGGTAGGGACATTGCCCTTCTCAAACATGATGGCGCTCTTGACAGGTTTCAGGTGATTGCGCTCAATCGTCTCATCATTGCACCAGCCCACCTTCATAGGTGTGCCGTGGTCATTGATGCCCAGATTTTGTGCATTACGGATCTCGTTGGCCTCCATAGCCGCTGCATCCACCAAGTTAATACTCAGCGGAATCTCTGTACTCCAGCCGTCATAGGCGAAGTTCTTTACCCGATTGGCAGCAATATTACAGCGCCGCAGAAGGCTTTCCAACGCTTTATTTTCTTCAATCATTCTTTGATTACACCCTTTCCAAATAAGGTGATTCGGTTAAGGGCTTGTCAAAGGGCAAAAAAAAGAGAGACTAGGCTGATGCCTAGTCTCTCCCGTAGATTTGAGGATATAACGCCTTGTTACTTGTGACGTGCTTTACGCCTTTTCTGAACTCCATAAAGGTTTTGGTCTCAGTAGCGTAGAAACGGCAAAGCTCGAAGAATTCATCTTTCAAGGCTGCATTCCAATCGATCTTACCATTCTTACTATGAGTACGCTTCAGCCGTTGTATGAGTGATTTGACAGCACTGGCCCCTAGCATGATCAGCGGTTCGTGCACAATTTCCAGCCCTGCAAAGCAATAGACCTGGACGCCTTCTGCAATATAGAGCTGCTTCGGGTTCCCATGCATTATTTCGACCGCTCTCATATAGAGTTGATCTAACAACTTACCATCGGTAAACTTGCACGGAATCGGCCTCCCAGTAGCTTCTGCCTTGGTTTCCGCGTCAGCTACCAACTTAGCATACTCAGGAAACTCTTTGATGAGCTGCTCAATGATGCCAGTATTGGATTTATCGAAGTGATACTCGATGTTATCCAGCTCAAAGTGGATAGCGTGTTTCTTCTCTGCCTGTATTTTGCCAGCCATGGTCGTCTTGCCAGCGCCAGAGATGCCGGTAATAAACAGCACGTTGTGCTTGCCAGGTCCCCATAGGTCCATGTTAATGGAGAAGTCATCCTCGCCGAGAATGTATCCTTCCATTGCATAGTCCAGAAAGTCTTTGATTCGATCCATCATATTACTCCATCCAAACGATTCTATTTTCCGTTACGGTATGGGCCATCCGTTTGATCTGGTTATGCTCCAGGAACTGAATGGAATCTCCCTGGTAGAAGATGTAGATATCATATCGATCCAGGAGCTCCTTCAGAATGATGGCCAGGGCTGCTGTGATCTCTTTGGTGTACTGGATGGCTTCGGGAGTATCATCCAGATTATCAAAGATGACCGTATCCACATGGTTCGGATCCATTTTGGCCGAGAAGCCATGCACAAACTCTTTTCCAAAATAGTTGCGGACTGCCGGAATCTGATAGAGTTGGTATGCCAGATTCTTGATGATATTCACGACTGACATACTCAGAGCTTTACCAGGACCGGTGATGTTTGCCCGATCAAACATGTCAATGGTCATCGGCGGGAAGTAGACGTAGTCATACAGATTGCTCACAAACGTCGCATGCGGGTCAAAGACGGGCTTCTTAATGAAAGTGGGTACTACTTTCTCCTTTTTCCGGAAGAGCATCTCTTTACACCTCGCTATCCACGATCGTTTCTTTGCAGATGAAGTCTCTTTTCTCATGATGACACACTGGGCACTCATCGGGAATCTCCTCTTCCGATTCATAGATATTGCCGCAATGTGGGCAGATCCACAGCTGCTTCTTGACGCCTTTATCCTCGGTATGATCGACAGTGTAGTCATAGTTCAGAGCTTTTAACATCTCCCGATGATGTGTCTCAATCTTCTGGAGAATGCGGGCCAGTTCTACGACCTCATCGGGGAGCTTTCCTTCCAGGTCAATCATCTTCTGGTACATGACGTTGGCATCGTTGTCCTCGCCCTTGATGGCTGTACTAAACATGAGCGGGAGTTCGCCGGTCTTGCCAATCCGCTTCAGCCACTGCTCCATGTGTTCCTTTTCATTATTGGCCAATTCGTCAAAGAGCATGGCCGCTGAGATCTGTCCGGATTTGCGAAGAGCTTGTGCATATATAGAATACAAGCCGAATGCGAACCCTTCAGCGCATGCGGCCTGATGAATAACTGAATAGGCGATGTCATTATGATCCATAATAACTCAACCTCCTTTGGGATAGATTATGGGAATGTCAGAATTGAGGTAAAATCGATAAGCTGGTTAGATCAACTAACCAGCTTATCAGCCTTGGGAAGCTTGGAATAACCGGGGAAGAGATTCTCCAGAAGATCTGCCATGGTCTCAAAGACAGGCGTACTTCCAGCGAAGGTGCGCACCAGCATCGGCGTTGTGTAGCAGTTCTTAGAATCGGGCGCCATGGAGATGTTATACAAGGTGCGGAACCACTCGCCAGTATCGGGATCCAGACGGAACGCCTCGCAATGCAGGACATTGACATACTTATTGCCTTGAATGGTCTTGTAGTCCACATCCATGATGTCATAAGCTACCCAGGCGCTCTTGTAGTTATTAGTGTCATTCATCTCGACACAGGGTACGAGAATAATATGAGCTACAGCCTGGGCGATGCGGGAGTAGCACTTGCAGTTCTCCTCACAGCTTCTCGTCATCATTGCCATGAACTGCGGGCATATCTTGGCAGGAATACGATAAACGAATGTGCTATCATATCTTGCCTTCAACCTGATTAGACGGTCATTCTTGGCGAACTCCTCTTCTTGTGCATTGAAGCGTTTCTGAACGATTTCATGCAGGCGTTTGTCAAGATCAGCATCAATGTATTTCTCCAGAGCAGCTTGCAAGATCTCTTCATCTCCACTGATGCTCTCAATGAGTTCGGCCTTGATTGCATCGGCCGAGTCTCTCACTTCTTTGATGGATTCTTTGAGTTCGCAAGATGCTTTGGCGGCTGAATTGATGCGATTATCCAGGTTCTCGTTCTGCTGGTTGAACTTCTCCCAAGCGTCTCGCATCGCTTCGATCTTATCAGCATAGAACTTGAAGAAGACTAGCACCGCTGCAGCGCAGAATAGGATGTAGACCGCCGTGAAGATATCTTGGGTCGTTATATTGAACATGATGGATCACCTCAAAATTGAAATGGAGATTTATTCTGGTAAGATGCTGTCAGGAACGGCAAGTTGAGCGGGAACTGATCGAAATACATCTTATTGATCGTCTGGATGCTCTCCATATCCGTCACATAGCTCATCTGACTTGCAATCGACGTTTTATCGATGTCGTTCATGACGTTGACCTGCTGATCGAGACTTACCGTGGAAAGATTTCTCTCTAATTTTTCAGAAAGTACCCCTTTAGAGCCCAGCAACTCTAGGAATCTGGCGGACACAATTTCCGTAGAATCGGTTTCTAATTGAGTGGCAGTGTCTAGATACTTGAACAGTGTTTTCCAGCCGATTCTTTGCAATCTGGGGATTCCTCTGAGTTTATTTCCGGCCACTGCCAAAGCCAGCGGGAAGATATTGTGATGATAGAAAGCCGCATTATGCGGGTCTGTAATATGCTCTCGATCACCCAGGTACTTCCACATGTTTGTACGATTGATCACCCTGGTATTCTCACCTTTGGGAGATACGAAGATCCACCGGTCTCGATAGGCATATTGCAGGTCATAATGATCTCGAGAGACCACCATGGACCATTCATAGTTGGCCAATCCGGAGCTCTTCAAAGCCAGCGGAATGATGGAAGGCTCCAGATAAGTGGAATCGATGATGAAGACATCTTCAACGTAATTGCAAATGGACTTGACGACCGGCATTGCCGAATTCAAGGCATCGTTTACGAAGAAGAATGCCTGGTTCCGAGGGTCATTGATCACTGAGAAGTGATCTCGATATTCGGGAAGATAAACCGCGTTCTTGAAGCCATGCATGGTCGTGGTATAATATCCAAAGACCCGAGCTTTGATGCGGTTCTTAGCTGCCCACATCTTATAGTGAGCTAATAGGTTAATGATGTTGGAGACGCACTGTCGTCTGGCGTTGATGCCGCAGACTTGGATCTCCTTATTCACGATAGGACGATGCATGATATGAAAGACATCGTCCAGGTTGATAAAGATGTCCATTGACCGGACATACTGACTGAGTGTAATCGTCTTGATGTACTCTGTCAGAATGTCGTATTTGGCCTTATAGGCGTTAAAATGGGCGTCCATATGAATTTTATCAGTCCTTTCAGAAAGGCGGATTGCCTTTAGAGTATGGTCAAGTAAATAATATGCGAATACTCTCCGGCACATAAATGACGTTGAACTAGATGAAATCACTATTTCTGAGCGACTTCATCTAGTTCAACGTAAGTTATTGGGAAAGGACTTCATATCCTTCATGATTCTTCTAATTGGTGGTACCGCTTGTTGGCCACCGTAGACACGTCCAAGGCCTGCGTCATGTCCGATCTTCTGATCTTCACGTAGCAGTACTTGGCAATTTCCAGAAACTCTGGTCGAATCTCTTTCATGGATTCGTAAGAGAGCTCGATGATGGACATGTCAATATTCTTCAGCGCTTTAAAGAAGAATTCCTCATAGTGAGGATGATCTGTCTGCGAATAGATACTGACTTCCCATTCATCGTCTTTTCTGGGATGATGGCTACAGAGCTCTTCACAGCGAGTCTGCATGAATTTCTCCTTCAATGCCATCAAATGATAGATGCTCTTTTGGCAATGAAGGCAATCAAAATCGCAGATATCTGGTTGGACATCTGCATATCGCTTCTGATCCTCGGTACACGCTCCTCCATATTGGGCAATCAATTCTAAAAGAGCTTTCTGAGGCTCGAAGCGTTCGCCCGCTAGCATATAGTGCGAAAGGTAATCGTCTCCGTAATAATTCAAAACGATGCTATCATCATGCATCGTCTTCACTTTATGAATCATAAGCGACACTCTCCCATACTGTCGACACAACTGACCTCGAAAAGAGGTTCAATTTAATATTTGGTTCGGTTTCAGCTAGTACTGATGTGTGGCCATTCAGTCATTCAAGGAATGACTGTTTTTCAGAGTTAAAAGAATGACCCGAATCGGAAATCAAGCGCGCTAAACTGACTCAGATCAAGCTTTCAACCCAAAAAGCCCAAAGCCGAAAACTGCGTAAATTTTTAAGCGGGTTTACCAAGTATGGGAGTAAGGGCGCGTCGTGGTGTTAGGACAGACATCGACCAAACCACCACGGCGAAATCATGAATTATGGCAAATGCTTTTATAATGCAAAGTGCGGCATTCTCTGACAAATATCGAATCAGCACACAGACCGTAACCAACACTGATAGCACAATGAAAACACTAACATTCACGGCACCATTTACGCCATATGGATTTACAGTTACACACTTACCAAAAGCCACTACCACAGGAGCTAATGGATTAGGAGCTAGGATTTATTTTATTCAATGGATAAATGGTTCGTTCACCTACGAAATGGGAGTTATAGGTGACGATTATAATGATCGAATGAAATGGTCTGTATGGACCGATTGTCTTACGCTTACGCATTCTAATCTTAAGTATACAATTACAGTGTCATCTGGCGCGCAATTTATATACGGCCAAGGCAATGTCTCATACTATGGCAATATCGGTCATTATCTAGTTACAGTATGGGGCTAAATAAAGACTACTACCTCAATGAGGTAGTAGTCTTTTTGATCTTAGAAAGAACGCATGAAGTCCGCAATGTCGCCACGCAGAGAACGCTCCACAGGCACAAAGATCCGGCCTTCATTCAGGGTCTTGACGCTATACATGCCGTCTGTGGTCACCGTAGCGGATTCCATAGCAGGCTGCAGACCGTCAATGACACGTTTGGCCGCTTCAGACTTGGCCAGAATATACTCAGAGAAGCTCTCCATGGCCGTGTCAAACTCGGCTTTCTTGACGATGTTCTTCACAGGGATGCTGACGTTCTGATAGGCCTCTTCGCAGGAAGGACCATGGACACGATCGAAGCACACCATACGACCAGGACCCGTCACGTCGATAGATCCGTCAGGATTACGACGCTGCGGCACCATGGTACGAGCAGAATGTGCAGGGACAATGCCCTGAATCATGTTCATCATCAGGCGATTGCCGGGCGTGCCTTCACCCTGGTCCAGGGTCTCCACAGTGCCCATCATCTTATCACCGTCCCACCACCACTCTTTGAGCAGGATGGCCAGGTTGTTGGGATCGATGGTTACCAAGCGCTCCATGGTCACCTGGGCAGTATCGGGAATGGGATGGCCGTTCTCACCGGGCAGGCCGCCAGCACGATGCAGCTGTTCTTCAATGTGAGGAGCACGCATCATGATAGCCACGATCTGCTTGGTCCACAGCCGTCTATTACGATTACGCTTACCAACGGTCATCATACACCCCTGGTAGCGCAGAAAAGACAGATCACCGTTGGGTCTTTTGCCTTCACCAGTGATCTTGAAACTTGCATTACGGTCGCCAGCTTCCACGGCGGACTCCAGCACCGCATAGAAATCATAGTAATCGGAAGAAGGCATAAGAATCACACCAACTTTCATGAATTTCAAGTTACTTCAATGTTAAAAGCCCAGCAAAATGGCCCACGAACACCTGTATAATCCTGGCAGGAGCCATGAATCTGCCCATAAAGGTAGGTGAACTCGAACCTATGGCTTCTCGTGTAACCATGATTGATCGCTGCCAGAAAATCAAAGAGTGTACTTCCGTCTCGGAGTTGGGTGCTACCATCAAGCTGTATCCCGACATCATTCTGAGCAAGGATGGCTATGCGACCTTGATGGCAACGATCCCCGATATTATCCATTCTAGCAACGCTATCTATCTGAACTTCAACTTCATCAGCGCCATTGTGGATACCCATCGCAGACACACCAAAGGCATGCTGAGCGATGAGAAGTTCGTAGACACACTCTATTCACAAGATGGCTGGTCCACGCCTGACTATGCCCTGGATATCCTGTATTACTACATCAGAACGATGGTGGAATACACCAAGGGTATGTGCTTGGAACGGACCAACCTCATGGTAGAGTATCCCTTCAACGATCCCCACTTTGATGAACGGTGCGTTAGCCCGTTGCAATATGTGGGATTCATCATGCTGCTCGCCAAGTGGGAACCCAATGAGCCCATCACCAAAGCAGTCCACAACTTCGTGGTCTGTGGATTCAGCAACAGGGATCTCATCCAGGCCTTCCTTGAAGTTCTGGGTGAATCCGTTGGCACTCCCAAATGCGACGCACAGGCAGCCTACTACATCTCCAAGCTTTGGTCCAAGTACTGTGGCTCCAAAGATCACAATTGGATGACAATGGGCGAGTTTGTGTATCGCTGCAGTGAGAAAGATATTGGCTGGCTTGTAGAGCATAGCAATGAAGTGACAGAAGAGGGCGCGGAGATGCACGCGCATGACCTCGAAGCTTGTACGGATCTCTTCATGGTGCTGAGCAACGTTTTCACCAATCCATTCATGAGAGAGAACTACTTCTTCGAGTATATCGCCATGATCTCGTACTACTATCCGCTGTCTGTCCAACGTCATAACATTGCTGAGAAGTATTCATACTACTTCAAGGATCATACCATGATCTACATGGCCGATTTCACCAATGAAATTCTGCAGGCCTTCTCGAAAGAGCAAGTGTCCTACAGAGGAACTCATTTTGAGGATAAGATGGTGGAGCATAGTATCCATACCAAAGCTGAGGCCATTATCCTTGACATGCACCGTGAATATCCCGATGTCCCTGCTCGGGTCATCGAGAATTTTTTCGATGCAACGTGTCACGCCTTTGGCCGAGGTTTCAATGGAGCTGCTCCTGGTGTGATGCTTCTGATTTCTCCCATGATCTACGAGATTATTGGAGAAGATAAGAAGACGCTGGAATCCGATCTGGACTGTTTCGGGCTCTTCCAAGCGCTTGAAAGCAGTTATGGAGACGATCCCATGCCACAAACGACCGGCACCAACACAGAAGCTGCCGATGATCGCACCTACGAGCCGTCTACCCATGAAAGAGCCAATGTCAAGTCTGGTGCGACTGCCAATATGAAGGATGCCGAACGGAAGATCTACAATGCTTACCATAAATACAAGAATGGCGAGCAGAAGGTCGATGAAACGCTCAATAAAGGCATCGGTGTTCTAAAGAAGGCTGTCGTGGGCGATCAGCAGCAGATCATCATTGAGGGGAAGAAATTCTCGGCGATTGGATTCCTGAAGAAAGCTTTGGCAACCATCGCCATTTTCAACTATAATAAGATTGCAGCCATCCTATTCATCATCGTCTCCCAGGTCATGAAGAAAAAGACCAGGAGATCCGAAAAGCGTAAAATCTTGGAGGAGCTCGAGGCTGAACTCACCATGGTCAATGAGAAGATTGAGGATGCACGGGGTGACGGCAATAGAGAGGCCAAGTATGACCTCATGAGAACGCGCAATGCGTTACAGAATGCTATCAAACGAATCAAGTACGGCATGGGCGCTGAAGAGAAGGAAGGCCTCAAAGATGCAGAGCGCATTAAGAGCAGCCTTCAGCAGCAACGAACCAATGCAGCGTCCAGTTATAGTGGGTGACAACTATGAAGATTGGCGAAACCCTCTATCGCAGAAACATCTTCAATGAGCTGGTGGCCATGGAGGCCGGCGAGCCCGAGGATATCACTGCAACTACCGATGATATGATGAAGAGAGCTGGCGGCGCCAACGCCGATACCGGCGAAATGAACCCCTCTCGCACTTCCGAAGAAACACAGCAAGCCAACGGCGGAAACGTCGATAGAGACGCCATGTCCGGCAATACCGATGGACTCAATCCCGACCCCAATGCGGGCGGGACTGATGACACTGGCATGGGTGACATGGATGATCTTGGCGGCGGTGGAGATATGGGAGGCGAAGGTGGTGGAGATATGGGTGGCGGCATGGAGCCCCAAGAGGACCAAGCACCTCCCGAATCTCCAGAGCAAGCCGAGCAGATTCTCAAACTTCAAAAGAATATGACTACCTTCTACCGTATCCTCAGCAATACGCTGGATACGTTGAACGGGTATAGTGCACCGGCAACTACGCCGGAACTGCGTAAGATCTACAATGCCGGCGTCAGTCATCTGACCAGCGCTAAGGAAATGATGACAGACCTGGTGTCTACCGATATTACGTCAGCCAATTACCCGGATAAGCTCCGTAAATACATCACCCTGCGCCATGTATATAGTGCCGTGGTGGAAATGCTTACGCTGCACTTCCAAGTCCTGGAGGAAGGCCAATCTGGCTCATCCAAAACAGGGTCTGGAAAATGATGCAAAAACATATCGTTAAATATCCCATTGACTCGTGGATATTACTCGGATTTATAAGGATGATTTTCTCTTTTCTGTTAGACGCTGGAGTTTGACGATGGATATCTAAGGCTCGCTTAGACATCGGTAAATCCCGGCATTTAACAACCGACTAACCCTGTATATCATCAGAAGACGTGAAAGTTCGACCCTTGACCTGGCGCTATCACGTTTTGCTGTTGAGCAATAAAAGGAGGTAACTACCTTATGACCGGATTCAACGGTTATGTGCCGCCCGTGGGTGATACCCAGGTTGCCGGCAACGACTACGCGTCCGATAGTTCTATGGGCTTCAAGGCTGAAGTGGCTTCCGTGCTGGAAAGCTATCAGTCTCGCGGCACCAGCGTGAGCGATCTGATGCAGCAGGTCATGTTTAACCCCACTGCCCGGGAGCAGTTCCTGGACAACGTGATGGAGTCTGTCACCGCTTCTCCCATCTTCACCGATGTGGAGTGCGTCAACAGCCGTTTCTATGATAACTATGCCGACCGTCTGCGCCAGCTGGAGGACAACTCCATGAAGCAGGTGGCCATCGAGTCCATCGTGACCGGCTACAGCCCCATCGTGGCTTACAACCCCTTCTTCCTGAAGAAGCAGTGGATCAGCACTGTGTTTAAGGACATCCTGATGACCGAGGTTCCCGCCTCTCCCGTCATCAACTATGCCGTTGAGCAGCGTTTCCTGCGCACTCAGGACGGCGTCGAGTATCCCATTCCCGACGTCTACTATGATCCCAATATTACCCGCAGCCTGAGCGCTGCGTGCACCGGCGCTGCCATCAAGGAGGAGCCCATCCCCCTGACCGACCTGCGCGGCCTGTCCCTGATCGACCCCACCTACATTCCTGGCATTCTGAAGAATGACCCGGCCGTGGAGCTGACTCAGGATATCAGCATCTGCGCGGTGACCCTGTCTGATGGCACCGTGGTTCCCACCAACATTCGCACCGACGTCACCACCCATCAGTGGGTCCATGGCAACATCGAGTACAAGCGTACCGATGCTTATGGCAACGTGACTGAGGTGATCAAGGACATGCTGTTTGGCGGCGTGGACTTCGTGACCGGCAAGGTCACCGTCATGTCTCAGGAAGGCAATGTGACCGCAGTGACCCTGCGTGGCAAGATTGCCAACCGCTGGAATGATCGGTCTATCACCACCGTGCGGCGCGTTGAGCAGATTCAGTTCGTGATGCCTGAGTCTGGCCAGCGCCTGAACACCCCCATCACCCTCGAGGACGCTGCCGACGCTCTGGTGACCCAGAACATCGACATCATCGCCGATAATGTGGATATGATGGGCCGCACCCTGGCCGAGTTCGAGGACTTCGAGATCCGTGACTTCCTGGATGCTTCCTGGGATGCCCAGGCCAACGCCGGCTCCATGGGCGTGTCCTTCCTGGACAGCAACAGCCTGATCGTTCGCGGTCACTTCGACGCTGTGCCCTATGAGTCCTTCACCAACAACATCACCGACTGGATGCGCGACTCTCGTGAGTACTTCGAGCGTGTCCTGGCCGGCCTGAAGACCAAGCTCAAGACCCCTGATGCTGTCATCATCTGCTATGCGCATCCCAACCTGGTGCGTTTCCTGCAGAACGGCATCAACTGGGTGTTTTCTGACGATACCCAGATCTCCGGCATGAAGATCAGCTACAACTTCGGTATCTATACTTCTGCCCAGGATCGTGTGCATATCGTCACCTCCATGTACGTGCCTGAGGATTCCGGCCTCCACTTCGTGGTGATTCCCACCACCAAGGAGCTGATCACCTACAAGCACTTCAAGTACAACGCGGTGATCGACCGCAACTATCGTGATCCCGTGCATCCCCTGACCCCCAACGTCATGGTGACTCAGCGCACCCTGACCTGCGAGGTTCTGCCCGTTCAGGGCCGGATGACCATCACCGGTCGCGATGCTTACAGCCCCACCACGCTGAAGCGCGTTCTGCCTTCTGATACGGTCAGCGCCATCCTGGGCGTGTCCGTGTCCGACGCTGGCGTCATCACTTCTGCTATGAAGGGTGAGTCCGGCTATGTGGTGACCGCTTCTGGTACGGCTGCTGCCGGCTCTGCCACCATCGATGCCAGCCTGTTTGGCGCCCTGGAAGGCAATGCTGTTCAGCTGACTGTCCAACTGCCCGGCGTCACCAACGGTGGTTCTTACGTTGTCAAGCAGTACAATGCTGCTCTGGCCAACTTCTCCACCGATCCTTCCATCAAGCAGGTCGGTTCTGACTGGGTCAAGACCAAGACCTACGCTGGCAAGGATATCCTGGACGGCTATGCTCTGCTGCTGGTGGAAGGTGCCGATGCAATCGTGCAGATCTTCCCGGCCGCTGGCTACATCGACGGCGCTTCTCAGCCCATGGCGACCCTGACCGTGAAGAACGGCGTCGTTTTCGGTTGAAGCGAGAGCGTTGCAGCACTTCGTACTGAAGATGGCATAGACATCTACACATCTGATGGTGCGGAACTGCACGCAAAGGATGGCGGCACTGTCGTGCCCAAGGATTAAGTATGAAGCCAAAAGAGACTACTACCAGAAATGGTAGTAGTCTCTTTCCTGTCAGCCGGCATAAGAAGCGGCATAATTGATAATGGAACGCACCACAGAAGCAATCTCCGCATCCTGCTGGTCAGCAGCACAGTCGCCGCCAATCAGGAAGGGCCGGATATCGGCAGCGCCTCTCATGCGAATGGAATCAGGCACGCCGTCCAGACTGATCAGTACAGTCACACGTGCGGTGGATTTCTTGTATTCCACGCGGAGAGCGACCGGCTTATGGCCATGGGAAATGGGGCCGAAGTTGAAGGCGACGACGCCGTCCTCTTCGGGCAGATCACAGTAAGCGCAGGCATAAATCATACTTCTGATATAAGGAGTCAGCGTTTCTTCATTGAAAGCAGTAACATGAATCATGTCGGTTTCTTCCTTTCAAAAATATGTGGGCTTGCTATAAATTTTACATTAAATAAAAGTCGTCAAACTGGATTTACATCAAAAAAAGAAGATTCTCCACATTGGAAGAATCTTCTTTTTCGCATCTTCATAAGACCACCCAAGCCAGGATGATCACGAAGATGGCTAACCCAGTACCACCTTTGAACAGGCCTCGCCATTTCGGCTCGACATGCTCGCAGACGGTTTCCAATAGGACATAGAGCGCGACAGCTAAGGCCAGCGGCACGATGACCGTTAAGCCATAGCTGAGCAGCCAGAGCAACGCGGCCGCAATACCTATCACGGCGAAGATTGCGATGAGAAATGTCATGATAAACCTCCTTAGCACCACAGGTTGAATCTGATTATGACTGCCAAGCATACGAGAATGATGAGCAAATTCCCGATGCTTGTCACTTTGCTCAGGACTGGATACTGGCTGGAATGCTGATGGACATTGATTGTGAGACAAACCCACATAGAGACGAGCATGACGACTGCGAGGACGATGACCGAAATAATGATGAATGACATGGAAGCTTCCTTCTTTCTTTTTATTGGCTATTGCGCCATTTTGTGTATCTCTTTGCGAAGTCTGGTTTGAACTTCCTGATCTGGCCTCTGTACCAGATCGGATGCTGATGCCCAGGATCCTCAACGTCCCAGGCATCAGAGAAATCATATGAGCCTTCTTTGTCAGCCCACATGAAATGGTACCCTTCGTGGATTTGATACCGATTGCGGAAGGGTTTACCGCAATAGATATGAACCTCCTTTGGGTTCTTGATCTTCGCCTTTACAGCCTCGATTAGGCAATTGGAGTAATATACCTTCGAGACATATGACCATCGGGATTTCACTTGTCCCACCCCTGCTCACGCATGCGGTTCTCCGCGATGATCGACTCCAAGCTGCGGTTGAGGATGACGCTCATGTCGGGCTCAACGATGGTCTTCTTGCCAGAGGATTTCTTGCTGGTTTTGGTTTCACCTTCGTAGATGCGCTCGATGCTCTTCTTGGTTCCTTCGATGTTATACATGGTATTTACCTCCGTAAAATTGATTTAGGGTTTCTTTTGCTTCTTCATAAGAATGATATATGGCGGTCTTCGGGACAAATACGGAGTTTATGCCCCGTCCATCCCAATAAAATTGAGCCAGATGCCAGCATTTGACGCCCTTCAACACCGATATAATCAAAAGGCAGGTGAAATACATGGCCACATTGAGCGTTGAGCAATCTGCTTATATCAAATCCCAACAGCAGTACCTGTCTGATCTGAAGGTCAGCCAGTTTGCAAAGTTCCTGGATAAGAATCCAACCTATGTGACCTATTACCCCGTCATTCAAGCGCAGTCTTCAACGGATGCGGGCACTGGTGCCATCTATGAAGAGATTGGCCCCAACTCCCCCATGCGTTACAATAAGATCCTGCAGTTGCCTGCATTCAATCTGCCTGAGCTGAAGCCTGACATTATCCAAGACGAAGGCGGTTATGATGCCGAAATGGATATCAACGATATCGCCTTCATTCCTGGAACGGTTCGCCCCAAACCTGGCGACTATATGCTGGTGGAAATCTCTGGCGTAGAGCCTTTGCTCTTCCGCTGCAATAGCTATCGGCACAATACCATCAAGTCCAATGACTACTACATGGGCGATTTCGACCTCGTGGACATCAATCAGCAGTACACGAAGCTTATCAATAAGCAGGTCGAGACCACCTATACCTGTCACTTTGAGAATATTGGCACCAATCAGAAGGTGTTCATCTCCGAAGATGAAGAAGACGAAATCAGCGATATTGAAGATTTGATCACCAAGTTGACTGATTTCTACTCCGATGCCTTCTACAATGGTGACATTGATGGGTTTGTGCTCTATAATGCTTCAGTGAATGGTAGCAGCGGCAGCTCTACGTTGAATGGCAATGCGGCCAACATGGGTACGCAGTGGTACTATGACAATTATCTGACTCGATTTATCAATGAGAGCCAGATCTTTGCCAATGACTCCAGTGACACCACACGGGTCTTCCCATATCTGGAGTTACTGCCGCTCAACTTTGACTATCTATATAGCAGAACGGTCTGGAATGCCGTTTTGAAACGGACGCGCGACTATCTCCATAAGTATACCTATGCGTGGAGCAGAATGCTGCAGAAACGGACATCTCCGCTGATGCTGGCGTCCTATCCCACGTTGCATCCGACATTGGAACTCTTCGATCACTATGTGAAACCGGAAGAACCAGTGCCGGAAAACTTAAAAGGTCTCATCTGGGAGCCTGGCACTCCATGTGGATGGAATGGCGCCGATCCCCAGCTGAGAACTTATTTCTCGATGAATCTCTTGCGTAGTCTGGCAGACAACAGTCAGACCGGTGATCTCAACGTTCTGGAGAAGATGATCTTCGACTACGTGACGGCCGGTATTGACAATGTGGTGTTTGACAAGAAAGAACTGATCAACTTCAGCTTTACCCAGAACTACGAGAGTTTCTATCTCGTGCCAATTTGCATCTATATCTTAAAACAGCACTTGGCCAGTGTATCGGCCGACAGTTAAAGGAGGAAATCACAATGGCCCTTCTTGATATGATTCGGGAGAACTTGGCAGAGCCCAAGAAGGCGAAGCCGGCGACTGAGAGCTCCACCATCAACCGCTATGTGGAAGATGCGCCGGCTCCCTATGTTCCCGAAGGCATCGTAATGGACGCCGGCAGTGTCCTGTCTGCGTTGGAATCCCACATGGAATTGCGGGCTAGCATGAATCCCACCAATGAACCCTCCGTGGCAAACCAGATCCACGCCGCTCTGGAGTGCGATCTGCCCGAAGGCGAAGCTCCCTACGATCCCTCTGAGGAGCTGGAGAACATCGCATCTACCCTGGCTGGTCTGGACGCCGATGACGACGTAGATCCCGACCAGGCGCAGCCCGATGAAGGCATTGAAGACGGCTCTTCTCTGGAAGATCTGCAGGAGCAACCCACGGACACCCACTGAAACCTTTAAGAAGATACTACCAATCCCGGTAGTATCTTCTTTCAATTTGATGTCTTTTGACAACCTGGATAATCATAGAAGAAATTAAGGAAGTGAAAGCTAATGGCTGATGTAGTAAATCGAAGTAGAACCTACGATGTGATGGAAATCGACCCATATGCTCCCATGCTTTATGACGATACATATGGGGACCATGATGAAACCGTTATATCTTCGAGATTCCACTCCGATCAAGGCGGCGCTTCTCCAGCGTTGGAAGACGATATCGATTCGTTACGCACCGCTGCACAATCCACCTTCGCCAAGAGAAAGCCCATCATTGACTGGAAGACCACCAATCAATCCTTCATCGATGTGCATAACGACTTGCGAAGGCTTGGCATCAAAAATAACACGTTCTTCCTCAAGCTTTATGATAGAGATCTCCAAGGCGTCGATCCTTTTATGCCAAACCTGCCTCTGGAGATGCAAATCAAGGTCTATGTGGAGTGCGTTGTCAATCCTTGGTACTATCTAAGAGAGATTGCTAGATGCCCCGCTCAAGGTAAACCCATCGAGCCAGGCGGTGGTGATCGTTATGTACTGGATCGTAATAACCTTGCGACCTGGTATCTGTACCTGAACCATATTGACAACTATGCATCCAAGCCTCGTCAGACTGGCAAGACCCAGGATGCGCTCCACAAGGTAAACTATGCGTATCACTTCGGCTCTACTTCATCATCGGCACTACTCTTTAACAAGGACTTGGCCCTGTCCAAGGAGAACCTTGCTCGTATGAAGGACCAGCGGGATCTATATCCCACATACCTTCAGATGAGAGTGGCATTTGATGAAGAGACCGGCGGCATCATCAAGGGCGCAGACAACATCACCACGATGAAGAATCCTGTGACCAATAATACCATCAAGGTGATGCCATGTGCAACCTCCAAGGAAGCAGCGGACCGGCTGGGACGTGGTTATACCGCCCCCATCTTGCTCTACGATGAGGTTGACTGGGAACAGCACGCCATCACTGTTATGATGGCATCCGTGTTCGCATACTCCACCGCTTCCAAGAATGCAATCGATAACCACAGTATGTCATGCAGACTTCTGCTGTCGACTCCTAAACTACCACTGGGAGTCTGAGCCAGTAATGGCTCTAAGAAAATACCTCTTTAATTGCGGGAAACTCTCGCTAGGCTCAGATTACGAAGCTTATCTAGTGATGGATAAGTTGCAATGGGTAATGCCAAAGGTATCGTAATAAAATCTGAGATAGAGACAATCCGCAGCCAATGATCTCGATCGAGATAAAGGTTCATCGACTATCGAAAGGAGATTGATAACTAGAAATACTATCATGAGAACTGAGTAGAGTAGGCTTCGGCCCAAATAGGAGGCTCCAAGTATCCTGGTTACAGGGATCTTGGATGAAGATATAGTCAGGCTTATGGGAGACCATAAGGTTAGAAATTACGGGTGATTTATCTACCAGAGACGGTAAAGCCATGAATGATTACATTCGTGGCACAAAAGAGCAGCGTGGCATGATGATCTGGAATGATCGTATGCTAGATGACCCTATATCGGCATTGAAAGCAGAAGCTCAGTCTACCAAATACAACGGCATTGTCTATGTCGAGCATACTTGGCAGCAGCTGAAGCGCTCTATGGAATGGTATGAGCGTCAGTGCAACCTCTGCGGTTATAACCAGGAAGTTATCCTTCGGGAAATCAACCTGCAGAGATTGGCCGGTTCTAGCTTATGCCCCTTCACCAGAGAGCAGCAGCTGTATCTTTCTACTCATATCCATAAGCCCGTGGAAGAGATCGACGTACGCTCCAAGGATACCATGTCAACCATTAATATCTACGAGAAGTTTGATCGTCGAATTCCCTACATCATCGGCATTGACCCGGCTGAAGGTCTGAGTGAAGATAATAACGCCATGATCGTGATCAATCCCTTCACATACAAGATTGCAGCTGAGTATAAATGCCCCTACATCTCTCCCAAGGAGTTTGCAAAGCTTATCACTGGTTTTATGGACCAGAGATGCCCTCATGCATTACTGGTCGTGGAGAGTAACCGAGGCCGTGACCTCATTCAGCGTCTGACAGATTCTCATTATGCCAGCAGAGTCTGGTATGATAAGGATCGCATGAACCAGATTCTCACGGAAAAGACCGATAGATATGGTGGTATTCCACAGTCTGTGCTGGCTCGTAAAGTGCAGGGATTCGTCACTGGGCCTAAGAGCCGCAATCTGCTCTTCAGTTGTCTGGAGCAGATGGTCATGGAGAATATCGACTGTATATTCTCCAAGAACCTGGTCAATGAGATGCTGACGCTTATCAGAAAACCCACCACTGGTAAGATCGAGGCCGCTCCTGGAGAGCATGACGACTGTGTCATGGCGTATCTGATTGGGCTCTATGTCTATCTTAATGCGTCCAATCTTGGAGAGTATGGTATTAGCCGCCATATGAGACGGCCTGATGAGAAGGTCGAGAAGACCGTCGAATCAGAGAGGCAGTATCGAGACCGTGTGAAAGCAGCCATCAATGTCCTGCCTGAGCAGTATCGCGGCATCTTTGAGGACTTTGTGCGGGAACGTGATCCTATCACGGATGCCCATCAATATGCCAAAGACCTCAGGAAGGCGGAACGAGATGACCCCTTTAATCAGTTGAAGATGACTCGTCATCGGACCATGGAAGTGGACGAAGATCAAATCTCACTGGATAAATACATGGGTCGAGATGGAACCCAGAAAGTTCCCGAGCCCAAAGTTGGCATGGAGTATTTCAAGATGGGCGAAACTCTGCAGACACCTCATTACAATTACGGCAGAAGAGACGATGCGTTGTATATTGGAGATGAACCTGACGACACTCTCGGGGAAGAAGAACGTTTCACCTTCGAGCAGGGTATTCTGGATATGAATAGGCCACATGAAGATGAATATGGTTATCCTTCTTACGAAGATGACGATGGGTTTACCTTCGATCCCAACGATTATGCCTAAAATGACGGCTAAAGATCCACTACCCGTGATCAGGTAGTGGACCTTTATGCCATCAAGGAGGTATCCCATGAAACTGTCTGGAAAGACAGGGAATTAAACCAGATTCATCAGATATTTCTCAGGATTAACGTTCTGTTTCTGGGAATATCTGTCTGTATTTCTAAACTACGCCAGACAACTGCGGTAAATCGAGAGTATGACTTTTAAATTTTCAAGTTGTCGATTTTCAAGCCAAGTCCAAATTATACCGCAGAAGAAACTGTGAAAGGAAGCGAATACAGCGATGGTTGATACCACCTATTTGGAAGTCTCCGACGTCGTCGAAACCTTCGACCTGGATGAGTCTAAGCGCATGCTGAGCACGCAGCTGGAAGCCATCCACGACGATGCTTGTGAGAGCATGATCGACAACTTAAAGTCTCTCTATGTCAAATATGCCTCGATCAGAGATCAGGAAGTCTCCACCAGTCAAGATACCCGAGATCAGGTGGAGCAGATGTTCCATGAAGTCTGCGAGATGTACATCAGCAAGATCACTGATGCGTTCAACATCTCCATGGACGAGCAATTTAAAGAGGAGCATTACGCTGATCTCCCCAGCATTGCTCTGCAATTCTATCTTTTCTTCGTACTGGATTTGCGGAGTAATCTTTACAACGTCTTACTATCCTATATCAGTCAACACACAGCGGGCCTTGCGGAACACTTTGAGAATCTCAAGCAGCGCAAGGATTCCATCACCGAAGTGAATCGGACGATGGAAGATCAGAATATTGCACTGATTGCGTCCAACATTTACGACGTGATCGATTACGTCATGGAACTGCTCGATGCCGAAACCTTCTTTGCAAACATGGAGAGCGGCTACATCGCGCTGGCACCCATGCGTAACATGTACAATCAAGCTGTGATTGACGGTGGCTTTATCGATGCTTTACGAGATATCATGCGGGAGAATATCGCCATGAAGGCGCGCATTGGATTTGATATCATCTGCCGCCTGAAGGGCTATGACTTCAACGTATGACATCTTCCATGATAATTAAATTCACAGAAAGGACTGAAAGCACAATATGGCAGTCATTATCAATGAAAACACAACACCCCAAGAAGAAAACACCGCTGGCTATGTAGCGGTTGCCAACGATAAGGGAGAGTTCCCTCTCACACCCGTTGGCGTTACTACCACTTATGATGCCGGCGTTACAGCCATTGCCGGCCCTGGCACCATTGCCGAGAACGGCCTGAGCCAAGATGCTGGCGAAACTACCACAGCATCCACTTCCGCTGAACCTGTCATTGTCCATACCAATGAAGAGGATAAAGGTGAAGCCAATGAAACCGAGGTCGAAACCGGAGAAACCTCCGACGGAGAAGAAGCAGTGGCCAGTGAAGAAACCGACGGCGAACTTTCAGAAACGTCGACGCTCTACGAAGAAGACGTCGCTGACTTCGAAGTCCTGAAGAAGCTGCCCTACATTGACCTCTACAGCAAGTGCTCTGAGGCCAAGCACAACATCGAAGACCTGAAGAGCAGCAAAGAGATGATGGACCAGATCGGCGACCTGAGCGATGAGCAGTACGCTGCCAAAGTCGCTCAGATGGACGAGGCCCAGCGTCAGAAGTACGAAGGCAGCGTGAAAGACTTCTACGCGAAGTACCCCCGTATGATGACACAGGCCCGTCGCGTCAAGGCCCTTCTGGAGAAAATGGTGGCCATTTTCCCTCAGGAGTTGGTGGGCTCTACAGCCTTCATTTCTAAATCTATGGTGGAATCTGCTACCATCAGATTGGAGAATTTGAAGAATGCCAACCCTGTTCCCATCAACCAGAAGATGCTGGTGAAGCGCATGGAAGAGACGATGGCGGCTTACGCTGATCGTACCAACTTCGATGTGCTCTTCCACAAGCTGCGCTATCCCAACCAGACGCTGGAGATCTACAAGCAGTTCATCAAGGACGGCCCTGAAGAGTCCATGAAGTACATCGACAAGGTCTTCATGCCGGTCTTCAACGACAAGTACATGACCCGGTTTCGGAAGTCCTTCACCGAGCAGGTGATGCTGGCCAAGGAAGATCCCGAGAAGGTCAATAAGAACGTCATTGACGTCATGGTCTTCTTCATGACCTACTGGCTGGCCAAAACCTATGAGAAGGAGTACCAGAACGGCAAGTGCGCTGTCGCCAAGGTCTTCGTGATGAACATCTACGACATGGATCCTTCTTCCGGCATCTACGATCTGCCCGGCGGCAGTGAATACATGATCAACGTCGGCTACACCATCTACATGATTCTGATGGTTTCCACCGGCGGTCAGTTCAGTGAGAAGCAGATGCACAAGAAGATCAATGCTATTATCGATGATCTGCTGCGCATTCTGGAAGCTGCCAAGAAGGACTGCACGGAGCGCAATCCTGGCAAGAACCTGGACGAGATCAACACCGTTTTGGAGACTGTCTTCCCTGATGCCAACGTCGATAACCTGATCGAGCTGGACGAGCGCGGCGAAGAGTGTTCCGATGCCGACCCCAGCGTTGAGGCTACGCCTGAAGATGCTGAGAACGGTGGCGAAGATGACGGCGAAGATGCGGAGCCTGAGGAAGGCGACGATGCTGAACCTGAAGAAGACGGCGAACCTGAGGACGACTCTGAAGATGGCGACGATGCCGAACCTGAAGTTCGGGTACTCGAGAGCCGCAATGATCCCAATCGCCCGCCCATTGAGGACGACGAGACAGTACCTGCGAGTAATTTCGATGCTGCCAAGCCGGAGGATCCTGATACGATCCCCGATACGGTGCCTGATACTGAGCCGGCCCGCAGAAATATTGCCAATTAAGTCTGCTACAAGACCAGTATATCCGAGTGATATACTGGTCTTTCCTCCGCATATCATTAGGATGAAGCCAATTAGAAAGCTTAAATAAAAATCAAGGAGGATCATTATGAAAATTGGAAACTTTCTCGTGATGAGCAGTTATTCCAGAACTGGTAGTAACGGCAAGAAGCCCACTTACAAAGCCATGCTGGATGATCAGGTCATCTACGACATTGGCACGACGGTACCGGCTATCGTCACCGGCCAGGGGTGCATCGGCATCGCCGTCCCCTATGAGGTTCATCTGAACCAGTATGGAACCGTTGTGTTCTTCACGCTGCTGGATGCGGCTCTGGTGAGCGACAAGATGAAGGCTCATCTCTACAAGCTCTACAGCTATCAGTCTGGGGAGTTTGATGCTCGGCCCACCGCAGGACGATCTGACCGTGATACCGCTCGGACTGGCATGGACGCCGCTACCCGCATGATGATGGGCGCTGCACGTGACCCTGAGGAGATTGCAGACGGCAGACGTATCAGAAGTGCTTTCCGTCGGGATGATGATGATGACACCACGAGCCTGGCGGAGATGATGCGACGCGCCAATCCTGGCGACCCATTCTTTGACGATTAAAAAGTATCAAACGCCGCACTAAATTTTAATTATTCTCGCATATCATCTATGCGAGATTCCACAACGTAACTGAGAAACCATGAATGAAGCAACTCGCGACTGCAACAGACATCGTAGCTTGGCTATGGAGTGGAGAAATTATTTCTTTCTAGAAAGGATGCATAACCATGAAGAAGATCAACTTGACCAAGAAGGACATTGGACTGGCCGCAGGTCTGGCAGTTGTCGGCGCTGGCGTCGGCGTGGCTGTCAGCAAGCTGACCACCAAGAAAGAGGAAGTTGCCGCGGACGAAGCCTATGAGGGCGACTCCTGCACCGATCTGGACGAGGCCGCTGCCGGCATTGATGCCGAAGAGGGCTCCCAGCCGGACGCTTTCGTGCCTGGCGCCCCTGTGGAGCCGGACGAAGAGAAGTCCTTCCAGGTTTGATCCTGCTCCAAAGAGAGGACTACCCACCATGGGTAGTCCTCTCTTTATTGGGATGGGCAGATGTGAAACTTTCTTTTTTTGACATTTGGATAAAGTATTGCAAAGGAGCATGAAGCATGTTTCTGGACGAATTGAAAGCCGCAGTCGAAAGTGACACCTCTGACGTGGATAATGCCAGGAAGTTCGTATGGGAAGTGGGAAAGCTCGCCAAGAAGTTTGGAGTGAACTACTTCGTGGTTACCGATGGTGCTTCTGGCATTTCCAATAGAGGGAATCCCGCGGTCAAAGCTGCTCGCGATGCTCATATCCAATGGGAGAAAGAACATGGCGGCGATCCTGATGAAGATTGGGCGGACACGATGAAATAGCAAAAAAGAAGAGAATCCAAGTGGATTCTCTTCTTTCTTCTCAGAAGTGCACGCCGCAGACAGGGCACACTTTCGCGGTCTCTTCGATGTACTGCCCGCAGTTAGGGCAATCGACTACGTGGTGCTGTAAGCTGAGGACTACGACCTTGACATCGTGTCCTTCGGCGTCCTTGTCGGTCTTCACGGATACGCCAGTGATACCCATCCACTGGTCGTATTCGCTGTAGACTTCCATCGGGAGGTGGTCAGGGCCAGGAATCACGCGACCAATGGAGATATTGGCCATGCTCTTGATGTCGTACAGGGAGTTGCAGTGGAAGGTTTCCTTTGCCAGGGGAATAAGGTCATTGGCGCCGTTGGAGTAGACACCGAGGCCGCGCAGGTAGACGCACTCGACCTCAAGTGTCTCGCCGTCCTCGGTATATTCACCGACGACATAGGCGTCTACGTCAGCCCAGTTTTCGCCGAGCTTGGATTTGAGCTCATTCATGAGCTCTGTGAGTGTTAGCACGTGCATAATGCAATCTCCTCTCTATAATTTTCTCTCGTGCTTCTTCATAAGAATGATATGTCGGCCCAACTGGCGTAAATACGGTAGAAATGAGGCCAAAAACATCCCCATAAATTTAAGGAAGGAGGTTCTTCCTTTGAACGAGTTTATTCGTCAAGAAGATAAAATCTATCTGAATGTGCCCTATGCTGAGGCATATCTTCCCAAGAAGCTCTTTGATGACCCCGATGATACCGAGACGGCATCTACCATTGCTACCCAATATGGCGATGGCTTCAAGATTGTGGGCATCTTCAACATCCGCTTCTTCGATTCGGATGATGCTCCTCGGGAATCTACTCCGCTGCGCACCTTCAACTATCCCAATATGATTATGACCTATCCGACCGATTTCACGGTCAAGACGCTGATGCTGACGCCCACTCAAGAAGAGCCGGAACCCTACATGATTCTGCGCTACTACATGGGCGATGTCATCATGAACGCTGAAGAGGTGCAATCGGCTGGTAACTGCGCCAAACTGCTCAACATGATCACCAAGGGGAAGATCCCGAGCACCATTCCCTATGATCGATTTGTGGAGATTTGGCATGCCAACTTCGACATCAATAACTTCAATCCGCAGGTTCCTTCTGTGGTCATGCAAATGATCTGGGCTGAGATGTGCAGATGTCCCGAAGACATCACCAAGCCCTATCGTCTGAAATGGGGCCAAGGCAATGCCGATCCCAACGGCTACACTGAGACCAATATGAATAACGTTGCTGCCGCAACCTCCGTCTTCTCTGCTCTGGCATTTGAACGTGTGAAAGAGAAGTTGGCTTCCTCTATCAACATGAGCAAGACCGGTGTGGAGCAGCGGCGTTCTCCTGTGGAAGAAGTGCTTACCATGTAAACCAGCGTTGCATTCATTTATATTGAAAGGGTGATCATCATGGCAGATTTTGCAGATAGCAGACTGCAAGTATTACGGGAAATTAACGATACCACAAAGACGGTGAGAGCTGGCTATAAAGCCAAGCATTACGTCCAATGCTCCAACGCCTTGATGAAAGGTATCGACCTGATGACAGACCTTTTGCATCACGCTGAACTGTACCCTGATGATATTGACCAGATGAAGAAGTTGGCTCATGGCTTTAAGAAGCTGGAGTTCCCCACGATGAGCGGAGACTACATCATCTCCTCTAGTCAGTACATCAGTTATCCCAACACGGAGAATTTCGCAAGCCTTTGCTTCTATATGTATCAGAGTGGGTCCCTCTACAAAGAGTACGCCCATCAGCTGCTGCGCATCGTTGGCAAGAAGGCTGCGGAGCATCCCTACGTTCGTAAGAAGTGAATTTATGACGGCTATCTCTCGTAGATAGCCGTCATTTCCTGTCAAAATTCGTTTTTTTTTTCCGACATTTTCGTAATTCCCCAATACAGGAGGCTCGCTTACAATGGACCAATTCCAATACATGAATGGTGCCGCAGAATCTCTGCTGAGTATCAACGGCAAGAAGTCCAAGACCGTATATGAGGCCACAGTCTTTGATAAGAGCAAAGGCATGCCCTCATTCAACGAGTACACCCGTTACCTGTACACCAATCCCGAGGATGCGCTGATGAAGGAGCTCAACGTCCTGAATACCAGTTCCTCCGAGGATGTAAGCAAATCCAAGAAGATCCAGCTGAGCCCCGCCAAGTCCAAGAACGCTGCCAATATTTCCATTGTGATTTATCAGGTGGACGTGGAAGGCTACAAGCAGGGCCGCTTCCATCGCAATGAAATCGAAAAGGACGATGACGGCAAGTTCAGCAATGCTAAGGTCTACAAGACCTACACGCTGGAAGAAGCCGCCTCCAAGTTCGGCATCACTGTCGAGGCGAAGGCCATGGATGCCAAGGAACGTCGTGCCGTTCTGACTGCCGTCCGCAAGGCCATTACCGACGCCGTCAAGGGCTGCTCCTGGTGCGATACTCGCATCGACGCCAGCGACCGTGACGACTTCATCAACGGCGATGAAGATGAGCTCAGCATCGTGTCCTTTGATATCTTCAAGCCCAATGAGAAGAATATCCCCAAGGAAGATGGCGACCGGCGTCTGGAAGAGATGAATCAGGCCATGATTGCTGGCGTGAAAGCTGGTCGTGATGCAATTCCGGCGGCTCTCAAGAGCAAGTACAAAATCGATACCGATGGCGATAAGACCGACGGCGTCATCTATATCCAGGCCAAGGGCTGATAGCAAATTACGCCAGCACTTACACCGAATTAACGATGGACGCATCGTGGCTAGCTCCCTGCATGTAGCTAGCATGCTTGGTATGCAGGTTCACACGCACGCTGAACTATGGTCTGGCTGCCATAAATGACCGTGCCGGCAGGGGACTGCATGAATGGCACGGCGGGCGACGCTTTTCTTTCCTCCATAATCTCCTGTGTACCAGCAAAAAAGAAGACTACCAGAAATGGTAGTCTTCTTTTCAACTCCTCACGGAGCGTAGGTGTAGGTGCCAGAGGCATTCTCGGCGCCAGTACCACCTTCATCGTCCACAATCAGACTATACTGGCCATTTTCATTTAAAAACGTCAGGGACATTTGCTCGGTATCGCACTGAAATTCGATCCACTCGGCGCCACTATTCCAGATATAGCCATAAGCGTCATAGTTCTCCACGGCCCCGCCATTGCCTCTAATGTAATGGAACTGATATTCGCCATCAGAGCCATTCGGATAAACAGGATAGAATACGAATCCATTGCCATCATCAGAGACATACGACTCACCATACTTGATGAGGGACTCGAAGGCAGCCATCGACTCGTCGTATACTTCAGAGACATCGGAAGTTTCATCATCGGGGTAATCAGGAGAATACGTTGTAGTACCAGGCGCTGCGAAGAAGTAGGTGTCTCCACTGTCCGTATAGGTGTAATCTCCGCCGCCATAAATCGTCCGGAATATACCATCGATAACGGCGAGATCCAACGCATTATTGGCACTGAAGGTGATGCCTGCAAAGTTCATCGTGATGCTATCAGCATTGATTTGCGTATAGTTCTTGGAGAGATTTTCGATGCTGAACCCAATGATGAAAGGTGAGGTGGTGTAACTTCCATCAGACGCGCTCACGATGTCGATTTCACCTTCCCATGTGACATCACAGCTACCAGCTTTCTTCAACCCATAAAGCGTGGATTCGCTGAATTCCCACTCGCCGTTAGGGTCGAAGCGATAGAGAGTGTCGTAAAGACTCATGTCGCTGGAATAGGAAGACAGCTTGTAGCCCTTCACGACATCTTCCATGGACGTGGTAGCCGCACCATTGGTGAAATAGTGTGCTGCCAGTAAGCATGCCGTAACAAGAATGGCCAGGATTATCATGAACCTGGCAAATAGACGGTATGCATTCTTGACGTGCCGGATTCCGCCCTTGATGCCAATCTCTTCAGCGAGGTCATTGATGGGCGCGGGGTCGCCCTCAATCTGGATGATATTGCCCAAGCTCAGCATGCTGTTGAGATCTTCGATGAAGATCTGGTAATCGCCGATGCTCTTTTTGATGATCGGCTTCAGCACGTCGATAGCATTATCGCCCATGCAGGAATACTTGCCGGACCATCCGGACTTGTGAACTGTGAAGCTAAATTGATCGACGTCGATTGACCAGCCAGGGAACTCCATTCTGTTATTTGCTTTACTCATGATAAATACCTCCTTTATTTCTTTGGGCCTAATTTCTTTCTTGGCTCATAAAAATGATATCTCGATTAAACTGCGGCAAATACTGGGACATTGCCCTTACCTCCATTAACAATCAGCTAACCACTGTAAAGATCCAAAGTTCGGTAATTTCCCGATCTCTATTACCGATAAAGGAGGTTAATCATAATGCCTAGCACGACACAGATTGTGCCCGAGCACGACTATGCTCATGTGATGACAGTTGTTAATGATAACAGCGCCCGACCCACGGACAGTCTGGGATCTGCGACAACTACCTACTGCAACATGATGTTCGTGTTCAGTTCTCCGAAGGGCATCGATCGTGAGCTGCAGACTGTCAGCGGCGGCATGAGCGCCTTCATTGAGAAGTACGGCACGGGCTCATTTGATGCCTATGGTCAGCCGTACCTCAATGCATATGCTGCTGCTAGCACCAACGCAGCCACGCTGCACTGCCTGCGTGTGACGGCCGATGACGCTACCTATGCGGTAGGCGCACTGGTTGCCCACTATAAAGCAACACCCGGCTCTCCCTCTGTGACGCCGGAGCCTGTTTCCTCCGACCTGATCGACACCATGGACCACGACGGCGTCATTGCAAGTGACGAAGTTGATGAGCAGACTGGTGCCGTCACCATTACCGTGGCGGGAACGGATATTGAGGCGGGCATCTCCGATGAAAACGCGGACCTGTTCGGCGAAAACGCTCCCAGCGAGGTCATCGACCTGACCCTCAATCTGGCTAAGATTGCGGCTCTGGAAGATGATAAGACCTATCAGGTCACCCAGATCAACCCCGCTCTGGAAGCCTACGTTGGCAAGGATGAGTTCATCTCTGAAATTGACGGCGTCTTCCAGAAGGTGAAGACCTACACCGGTGCTGCCCTGAAAGAGGGTTACGCCATTATCGTGGGCGCCCAGACCACCGTCAAGCTGACGATCGTGGAGTGGGGCGCTCTGGATCCCGTGGTTGTGGTTGTTAACAACACCGACCTGGGCATCACTCTGTCCGACAGCCAGGCCGCCGTTGAGGTGGAAGGCGTCGGCAGCAATTACACTGTCACGTTGAGCGGTGACGCCGTTCCCGGCGTGATCCATGCTGACCTGTGGGGTGCCATCTCTGGCAACCATGTGGAAGCTGACGTGATCTTCCCCAACCTGGATGCTGACAAGCAGTATCGGGTGATTCAGACCAATGCCAACTTGGAAATCTACAGCGCCGACCCTGACATCTCTCAGGTGGATGGCGAATGGAAGAAGACCAAGGAGTACAGCGGTGCTGATATTGCCGACGGCTATGCTGTCCTGGTGGGCGATGGCAAGGGCGACATTGAGCTGAAGGTCTTTGAGGCCGATGGCTTCGTGTCCGAAGCGGACAGCGTGCCTGTCTGCGATGTGACCATCGTCAACATGTACACGTTTGTGAGCCAGCATGACGAGGTTGAGACCACCGGCGCCATTGGCGATCCCATTGAGGTGACCGTCAACGCTGCTGTTTCTTACACCACTACCAGCGCGAAGAGCACCATTCTGCGGGCCACTGCTCGTACCAATAGCGTTCTGCGCAGCATCACTCCCGATGCAGAGGAAGGTGTACCTGGCCAGATGGACGTGTACTACACGTTCGAGAGCGCTACGGGCGTCACCGATACCACTGCTCTGGGCAGCCTGGTGGATGTGGACGGCGGCCCCGATGCCGATGGCTACTATTCCACCAAGATCTTCGAGATTGCGGCACGTGGCCGTGGTTCTTGGGGTAACAACATCCGGTTCGTCCTGAACAGCTATGCTCGTGGCGACCGGCTGTCTGACTACAAGCACTACACGCTGTCCATCTACGAGATTGACAATGCAACGATGACCAAGAAAGAGGAGTTCACGGTGGCCTTCAATCGCGACGCTGTTGACAGCGAGGGCAACACCAAGTTCGCCGATTACATCATTGGCGATCCCTATGATTCCTCTGCGTACATCAGCATTTCCTCCAACTCTAACGCCATCACTGAGATGTTTGCGGCATACGTGAACGTGTTCCCTGACACCTCTCTGACTGAGAAGACCTTCGACCCCATTTGCGGCATGATGTTTGGCACCAGCCTGACTTATGTGGAAGGTCTGAATATTGACACAACTTCCAACGGCACCGTCTCCGTGTCTGGTGCTTCTGGCATCTCTCTGGAGAACGGCAGCGACGGCGCTTTCGATATTGCCAATCCCGACCGGCAGGCCGCGTTGAACGACGCTTACCTGAAGGCCTTCTCTGGTGAGATCGACCGCAACGTCCGTTCTCGGAAGCTGTTCCCCACCGATCTGATTCTGGACGCCAACTACAGCGTCGAGACTAAGATCGCCATTCACGAGCTGGTCACCGAGCGTCAGGACTGCATGGCAGCCTATGATCTGGGCCTGAACCTGAACACCTTCGCTTCCGTCATGGAAGAGCTGGCCGATGTGGAATCCTACATCTTCTCTCGTTCGGAGATGATCGAGGGTTACCGCGGCAAGATTCAGGATCCGACGACCTTCAAGATCGTGGATGTTACCTCTACCTATGCCCTCGCCCTGATGTATCCTCGTCACTTCCAGCAGAACGGCGACAAGCATGTGCCTCTGGCTGGCAGCTCCTATGGTGTCCTGTCTGGCTTTATCTCTGGTACGGCTTACCCCGTCTTCGATGACGATCTGGACCAGACCTACCTGGATGAGCTCACTTCTTCCCACGTCAACTTCCTGAAGGTGAATACCAAGAAGCAGGTTGTGCGTGGCGCCCAGAGCACTCGTCAGGATGCGGACACCAACCTCTCCGAGGCCAATAACGTCTTCGTGCTGAACGATATCCGTCGGGATTGCGTCCAGCTCTGCGAGCAGTATGAGTTCAACTTCTCCGAGGCCTCCGATCTCCAGCGCTTTAACAAGGCTGCCAAGATCCTGGCTGAGAAGTATCAGGACGCTCAGGTCTCCTCCATCTCTGCTGAGTTCAGCATGAACGATTGGGAGTCCGAGCGCGGCATTCTGCACCTGTACGTCGAATTCGTCCACAAGAACATCATCAAGCGTGCTATCGTTGAGATTGATGTGAATCGTGGCACGGTCGTCGCGTAAGAAAGGAGGTAACTGAACTATGGCACTCCAGACAATTCAGAGCAATCTGAAGACCAATACGAAGGATTATAACAAGTTTAGTTATTTCCTTCAGGGCATCGATGTTACCCAGCAGAACCTGTCCGGATTTGATCCGTACATTCAGGGTACATCTCGTATCTTCATGTATACGCCTCCCTTCTTCATGACGGAAGGCTTCCCGGAGCAGACTCGCGTCTTCAAGTCCATCATCGAGACGGGCTACACCCGTGTGGACGGCATTGCCGACCTGACGGTGGACTTCGTGGAGTTCGAAGGCGGCTTTGCCGGCCAGAAGTTCTCCAACGTGTCTCTGGTCCGTGACGATACGGATACCTTCACCATCACGGTGTATGAGCAGAGCGGTTCTCCCGTTCGTGAGTTCCTCGACACCTGGGTGACTGGCGTCCGCGATCCTCGGTCCGGCGTTGCCACTTACCATGGCATCATGCTGGAGCACGGCGAGGAGTATCCCGCTGCTACGACCGTGAATGCGGCCGGTCAGACCGTTGCCAAGGTTCCCTATGGTGAGAAGTATCACACCGCAGAGTTCATCTACTACGATCTGACGCCCAACATGCAGGACCTCGAGTATGCTTGCATGCTCGCTCACTGCTTCCCGACAAAGGTTCCCAAGAGCCACCTCAACTACGAGCATGGTGTCCGCGACAACGTCAGCCTCGACTGCGAGTTCCGTGTCACCAAGTACGAGTCCAGCTACATCAACCAGATCGCCGAATGGTATCGCCAGGTGGACAAGCTGAAGTTCAGCTATCTGAACTTCGATCCCGGCATCACCCAGGACGAGGTCAACTCCAGCTATCAGCTGCAGCTTGATGGATCTGGTTCCGGCATTGCTTCGGAGGACTAAGGCTCAGTGGTTTCACCCATGTGATCTCCTTTATCGGTTAACATATACGCTCCTTAGCACAAAGAGAAGGCTACTACCAGAGATGGTAGTAGCCTTCTCAATGCTCTTATGAGAGAAGTGTAGTTCTTCACACGAAGATATGATAGATTTAGATTGAGGGTCGGACACTCTCAATAAAATTTAGGGTAAGAAAGGTGAGGTAAAAAATGATTAGCATAGACTACAAGGGACACCCTAAGAAACCCTTCAAGCAACTGCTACACGAGTACACCAACACATACCTCATCCTGGATGACGTGCTTGCTAGTGAGGAGAGCTATAGCTACGTCTACCAGGATATTCTAGACATTCTCAAGTACGGTCTAGAGAAGAAGAACATTCGTGAACTCCCCATTCGTTTCAAGATCCATGATGAAGACCCTGGTGATGTGGAGCATCTGCATACCTTGCAATGCCGGCATTTCTTGTCCAACCTTGTCATGTGGTATGCCTTCATGAAGATGGAGCGCGTCGACGTGATGGACGAGTCTTACATCATTGACTGGGTTGGCAAAGATGTGAAATACATTGCGCACTACATCGACGAGATGATTATCCCCAACTACTTTGGCGATTTCCACAGTCTCAACGCCATCGTGGATGAGATCATCTTCCACATCAAAGCCATCTCCGACGCATTCTGTCTCATCTTCGGCTACAGTGCCTCCATCTGGGACATCATGCAAGCGGAGCGTGCAGACCCCGAGATTCACGATATCATCTATGGCAATATCGATCTGAATATGCAGCCCAAGGAACTTGAGGAATACCTCAAGGACCTCAATGAGCGTCTGATGGATCGCTTTGCCCATAGTGACAGCGACTTGCGGCCGTTGCTTCTCTCTGGCAAGAACATCTCTGCCAACCAGTTCAAGGAGATCTTCCTGAAGATTGGCTTGAAAGCAGATATGTCCAACCGCACCATTCCATGGTACATCAACAGCAATTTGCTCATCACGGGCATCGACACGCCCGCAGGATTCTACATCTTGGCAGGATCGGGTCGTAAAGCCCTGATGGACTCCAAACTGCTGATGTCCAAACCTGGCGCTCTCTCCAAGAAAATGAATCACAGTGCTACCGCAATCATTCTTCGTAAGGATCACGAGCACTGCGATTCCACTCGTCCTGTGTATTATTACATCAAGGACGAGGACTTCCTGAAAGCGCTGGACAAGAGATGGTACTACGATGAACGTGGTAGCCTCCATCTCCTCAACTATAAGACCGATAAGGATCTGATCGGTAAGACCCTGGGCTTCAGATCCCCGTGCACATGCAGCTCCAAGGATGGCGTCTGCGAACTGTGCTACGGCACATTATTTGACATTAACGATGACCTGTTTTCACAGGGCTCGTTGGCGGCTAAACTTACCCTCGGCAGCAATGCTGACAAGTTTCAATACTTGGTGGTCGCCTAAAACCGCTTGAACTGCGGGGAGGTCTCGATAAAGACATTCAAATTACCAAGCCAGTGTGGTGACATGCTGGTGGCAAAGGGCAACGCCGGAGATATGGTAACAAGATTTGGATGAGGGATGATCCGCAACTAAGGGACTGCTAGCCAAAATCATCGGGCAGTTTAAAGCTCAACGGCTATCGAAACGGTAACTGGGACGGTGACGCCTCAGGTAGAACGGAGTAGAGTAGGGGTTTATTTTGAGTACGTTATCTCGTGAGCTATTTCTACTAGCAAGGCTCCTTTTAAAATGTTAAACTGAGCCATTGGTTCATCAAGTTAACGTAGAATTCTATTGGTATGAATATAATTCCAGTAAATACTTTCAGATTAGCAATGTTCTGATTATATGGAGGAATTTAATATGAATATCAATGAAGAAAACACTTTCTATCTGATGTACGGTACGTCCGCATACTACATCACGACGGACTGCCGTATCTTTGGAACGAAGGAAGACCAGATCGTTCTGAATCCTTGGATTCAGAGAGTAAATCCTGAGCGCAAGTTCAGATTTACTGATACTCGGTATTCGACTGAACTTTCTCTCACCGAATTCATGGCATACACATTCTACGGCAAAACAGCAGCACGCGTCGCACTGCGTTACCAGGACGACGTACCTACCCTAGACAATATTATTCATATCGACCGGCCGCAATTCAAGATCCCGAACGACCGCACGTTGGTCGTATGCGCTGGCGAAGAGTATCGTAGATGCATCACAAATCCCCGTGCGAATGAGGCATTCTACATCAATCGTTATGGTGCAGTCATCCGGTCTCACGTTCGTCGAGCTGTAACAGAGTTCGAGTTCGTGCAATGGAAATATATCAATGGGTATCCGTACGTCTTCAGTCGCACTGTGCATCTTCTCGTATGGAAAGCATGGGGTGATGTAGAGCGCAGCGAAGAAACTGACGTGCATCATTCCGATGAGTGCCGCTGGAACGCCGATATTGACAACCTGCAGCTGCTTACGAAATCTGAGCATCGTCGTGTTCATGGTGGTACCAATGCTGGTAAAGCCGGAAAATACGATGAAGCAACGATTCGCCATGTATGCGAGATGATTGAGGCAGATGCGCACATCGATGACATCATCCAGTATCTCACTGATGGTGCGCAAGATAAGCGTAATGCCGCACGTTGCATGGTACAGCGTGTTCTCAAGGGTGGATATCCTGATGTCACATGTGACTACGACTTCTCGAATTATCGGAAGTTCAAGGGAATCGTATTTGACGAGAGCGTCATTCGTGAGGCATGCGAGATGTTGTCGAGCAACACGCCGTATAGTGACTTGGATATCACTGCCGCTACTGGATTGAACCCTGCCTACATTGGGCAAATTCGGCACGGCAATGTGACCAATGCAGCGATTGCAGATATCGTCAAGGAGTACAAGGATAAGATTCACTGCGAAGTTCGCAAAGATGGAAAATTCAAGCCCCATCTCAGCGACCTTGATGTGCAAGAGATTCTTTCTCTTTGCATGCGTAGTAATCTCTGCAATAATGAAATTGGTGATCGTTATGGTGTATCATCTTCCACCATTTGTGGAATTCGACTTGGAGACTGCCAGGCATACAATCATATGATTCACGGCGAGTGCCCGTGCATCTTTACGCCTAGCGAGAGAAAGTATAAAACCAGCATACTGATCGTCGATGAGAACGATCCTCGTGTCATTAGCCTTCGTGATGAGTATTACTCAAGATAAGCTTCCCAAGTGAGCGGCATTTAGGCGCATCTCTATAGGCCTTTGTATCGTCTATAGAGATGCTCTATTTGAAGATATAGTCTAAGTTTCTAGGAATAGGGGTAAATTCCTAGTAGGTATCTCCTACAATAAATTAAAGTCTTGAAATTTATCGGAGAACCATTGACTTAACCAAGTCATCAGAACCTTACTCACAAGGTCTTTTAGGTCAAAAGCACTCCCAGTTTACTACGTCGGACGAGATTAAGTTCGATGAAGATTTCTATAAGAGCTTTGATATCGTCAATACTGAAGTTACAATGAGTGACTCTGTGGAAGACGGTCTTATGCTCCAGCTCGGCCCTGTCCAGGTTGAGGAAACCGATGATGGGGATGTCTACTATGTTGAGTATTTCGACCTGGTGGACTACAACGGTGAACTGAAAGCTCATGTCGAAGAAGAGCATAAGTTCAACCTCTATTTGTCCAAGGAAATGGAAGCTGCATGGAAGCAGTTTGGCGATAAACCTATCCCCGTGGACAAATTTGATGACGATGATGATACCACAATCCTTTTCAACATCGAAATCAAGTCTAAGAGCAATGGTCAAGGCTACACGCGTGTGACCGCGTTGCTCGACTCCAAGGACCACATGGGATACTCTGAGAACATCGATGGTATGTGCCAAGAGTTCGCGGAGACCATGCTGGATAGCGGCATTAACTACAACTTCGTGCATTATGAAATGATCATTCGCTCCATGATGCGTAAGAAGAGCAACGAGCTCGAGTATCCTGACTTCGGGCCCAATGGAGACCATAAGGATTACATCATCCTGAGATTGACGAGTTCTCTGAGTAAGAATCCCAGCCCCATGGTGCGGTTGAGCACTGGCTGGCTCAAGAAGAACCTGATCTCTACGCAGCTGTATAAGGCCCATCGGCCTTCTCATCTCGATGCGCTGTTTGTCCCTGTACTGACAGACGTCATCGACTGAGGCCTTAAGAGACTACTACCGTGAGGTAGTAGTCTCTTTTTTTTTATTTCAGAAATGCGATCGCGATTGGATAGCCGCTCGTTGATAATTCATATACCGTTGATCCTGAAGATCCTTGCGAATTATAATATAATCCATATAGTGTGATCTGTGTGCCGCTATATATTCCACATATGGATAAATTGCCACTCACACCAACCCCATATGAGATGGTTGCGGTTGGTAACGTTGTAATGCATGGGAAAATTACATAGTCGCCAGCTGTTCTAATCGCTGTAATAAGCGCAGTTCTTATTGTAGATGATGCAGATATTGATGATATGGATGTCCATGTGACTCCGCTACTCAATGAGTTCTTTAAAGTTACGCCAGATGATGGAACTAATGAGTAGATCTCGCATGCCTGTCCACCTGTTGCAGCAACTGCTTGTAAATAGCTTTGAATAGTTAATCCATCTGCCATGATTTGTAAATTTGGCGCGGGCTTCCCGCGCCAGCTTCGTGTCTTTATATCTTATCGACTCTTCGTCAAATGCAATTCCGGGACTTCCAACACCACGCACTAAGCAGCAATTATCCCCGGATTCGGTCTTTCGCCAGGCCGTTGCATCCAACTTTAAGCGTCTAAGATATGGTTTTAAGCTTGAACAGTCGATCCTTGATCGACTCAAACGAGCAAAAAAAAGATGCCGCGAGGGCATCTTCTTTTTAAACCATTTGCAAAGCCGCCAGCAACGTGTAGATAGTCACGTACGTCGTCCCATTCTTCAGCACTTCCTGAGAGATCACATAGTGGAATCGCCCGCCAGATGTATCAATGTCAGGCTGGTCTACCTTGGCGATGGAGAAGATCTGGTCATTGCTCTTCAGGCCAGGGAAGAGATGCTTGGTGACTGCCACTCTATCCCCATCCAGCGTCACAAACTCTGTGATGTCGTTGTCCAGCATGTCCTGAATGATCTCGCTCTCGATTTGCCGGAACTTCAGTCCTCTATTCATATACCCAACCAGGTACTGATAGGATGGATCATAGATGAGACTTTGCAACGCCTGCATGTAAGCATCTTCGCCGTCTCGTTTGCGGTTAGGCAGCTGCAGGAATGGAATCACCAGTTCGTCCTTTGCTGCGGTCTTATCCTCCCGCAGAATTAACGACTGGTTATATAGATCACCATTGCGTTCGCCCATGATCACCAACGGCTCCAACTTCGTCTTGTGGAACTCTTTCAGCTTGTCCGCTACTTCCACGGGATTGATCAGGAGCCCTCGCCAGCCAGACAGGTCGTATTGGTACTTACCCTTCTCATCAACGAAGGGCGTTACATACATGATGCGCTCCAGATACGGCACGGATGACCGCCCAGCCAAGATATAGCAGCTGGGATGTTCTGGATTGGTAGGGTCTACGTAGTAGGGCGGAGTCATCGTGCGCATCATAGACGATAACTCCGTGTTTCGATCGATGTCAATGTAGTACAGGTCAAACAGCTTGGCAGCCATCGTGTTGATTGCTTTCATATCCATAAAGTTCTGAATTACGAAGTCCTCTCTGCTTGACAATTCGGTCGATTTGGGTCTTCTTGCCATTCAATCACGTCCTTTCTTCATATCAATGATATTTGATCAAGGATACGTGAGGAATGCCTTGGGATTGTGGAGTCTCAATGCGCTGATGAACTCCGCGAAATCGTCGTTGATGCTGTCAGCTTCAGCCTCGGTGCAGTACCGGGCAATAACTGCGGCAGCGGTGGGGCCAAGCGCGTCGAGATGAATGATGGTGTACTCTTCGCCGGGTTTGTACCATGCATCCATTCTGACCTTTTCAGGGTCAGACAGAACGCCAAGGATATGTCTATCACGCAAATAGGGAGGCAGAATATCGTCATGCATGATGAAGTACTTTCCAATGTACTCTGAGACATCAATCTCAATCAGAACATTGGGCTGGTTTTTCTTGAAGCGACTCAGCACCAGCGCGTTAGACATGAATGACCAGTACTCTGTGGCCAAACTGACGTCCAAGCCCTCAAGCGGATTACGCTGAGGGACTTTTATAGTGCCATACTCATTGGGACCGACTTTGACAATCTTCGCATGATCGCCGACGTCCACCCCAACGTTCGTTCCTTCCACTTTAACAGTGACGGAGTCGCCACGGGGCTCTGTCTCGAACGTGAAATCAGAAATGTTACTCATCGAATGATCCTCCCTTGGCATGCCGGCAGCAGAAATGCATCGGGGTGCGCCTCGATAAAGAGTTCAATCATATCGGACAGGACGTCGGCGTACTCCATGGCCGTGTCTTTCGTCATATATCGATTTACGAGGATACCACATTCCTTTCCAATGATGGGAAGAGGAATCACTGTGAATGTCTCATACAGGAAGCCATCCAGCGGTTCCGTAGCATCCCGGAAGAAAACGCAGACCGCGCCAAGCCTGCATGATGATGGCAGATATTCAGGTCGTATGAATACGGGATGGTCGGTATATTCTGAAATTGAAATACCGATATGTGTCGTCGGATGCACTTTTCTCCACTGATGCATAGAATAGGCGCTGATGATCTCGGACCAGAAGTCAATAGCTTTCAGAACTTCCACTCCATCTTTGGTGTAGCAGAACGACGGATCCTTGATCTTTTCAGGAGCCTCTTCATGCTCGTCGTTGGTTTCTTTAGCAGCAGCCTTTGTGTAGGCCATTGCTTTAACCTCTTTCGGGGGTTTGCCAGCTTTGGCCGCTTCTAATTCTTTTTGAAATAAACCCATGGTCAGTTCTCCTTTCGCATTTTCTCTAATTCGTACTGGGCTCGTTGCTGTTTCTGGTCAAGAGCCCGATAATATTCAAGGTCCCTGTGTAGGGTCACGGACGCATTATCAACGTCCTTTCTGGAGTGCCATTCCCTCTCAGACACCAGCAAACATAGGCGTTCCAGGATGCGATATTTGAAACTTTGATTGCGGATCTCTTTTTGAATATCGAAGACATCCTGAATCATTTGGCCAATTCCCTTCACGATATATCGCCAGTCATCTTCTGTCAATGGCTCATACTTGGGTGCTGCCGGGACCTCGAAAAGATCGAGGTCCCAGTATTTGTCATTATTGGGCATCTGGGCTAAGCTCCTCTCTTACGAGAAGTCATCAATGTGCTCCTCAATGTGAGCGAAAATTTGATCGGTAGTGGGGAGTTTCATGAAGATCTCCATCATCGCCCACCAATGCTTTCCAGTATAGCACTCCATGAAGAAGTCATTGGCATTCATTTTATACTCACGCTGCTCATTCTTATCGATGAACTGAATTTGGTACTTGGGAATGTCAATGTGCTCCTTGAAGAAGAGCTTACCCACAAACGTCTTGGGAGACAGATTCTGGATAAGCATGATGGACGGATACAGAGAAGTCAAGTCCATATCGATCACAAAGTTGTGGATATGCTGCATGAGAGCACCAGCGATATTGAAGCCGGACTGCTTCTGCCGACGAGGCTCTGCCACATAGGCGCCATCATAGGCTTTGACCCGGCGTCTACCAGTGCCCGTTTTGGTAACGCCATCAGTTTTACTCGCTGTCTTGAAGCGATCGATCTTGGTCCGGGTACGACTCATGTGGTTCATACCCGGATTTCTGATGACGTCTAAGCGGGAGCGATAATCTTTTTGCTTCCCGTTGTTATCTTGAATATAAGCCATGAGTTAACCTCCTTGGCCCATCAGCTCCGCGCCCATCTCGATACGACCAGCAACTTCCTGGAGCTGCTCAATCTCTTCGGCATCCAGACCATCGGCACCCAGAATCTGCTGAGCTAAGCTTGAATACTTCTGCTCAACGGTCTCCAGCTGTGCCTTGTCCATGCCGCGAATGGTCGCAAAGATGTCACAAAGCGCATCGATGATCTTGCGCTTTGCCATTCCGTTGATGTTGCGGGACTGGATGATCAGATTGCTGTAGCCAATGACCTTGGCCGCACATACAAATTGATCACTGTTCATATGCGTTCTCTCCTTTCACTTATTGCCGAAATTCTCCTTGATCGTCCAGACCAAGGCCCGGAGCAGATCAACGATCAGACTGACTGTGAGATAGATCGGAATCAGCTCCAGAAGATACAGAAACACTTTCATTACGATGCTACGTGTCATTAGAAATCACCGCCTTCCTCAAAGCCGCCTTCAATGAGACTGTCGGCTTCATCATAGGCATCCACGTCGTCGGGATCGGCCAGCAGTGCCTCTTGCGACATCAGGTCGAACTCCTCATGGGCCGCCTTATCATCGATGAACTTTCGATAATCAAAGGGCGCCATGATACGGTTGGCGTTGGTGCCCAAAATGAATCCCTCCTTGAAGAAATACTTGGTCAATGAAGTGGTCAACATCGTGGTGGACACAAACGCTTCAGGAATCAGCATACCGTGGTCGTAGCATCTATCGTATACGGCGTCAATGTCACCAGTGGTTCTACCAATGCCTTTCTGCAGAAGAACGTCCTTGATATTGTACATGAAGTACTTCCAGAGGTTCTTATACATAAAGGTCTTGATGTTGCCTTCCTCTTCATAGTTGAGCTTCTCATCACGCAATTCCTTCTTGGCGATGGCGTTCAACTTCATGGAAGGCAGTTTGCCGGCACCAGATCGCACGCCTGCATACATCCACATCTGACACATGATCAGTGGCTTGATAGAGATGACGCAGCGATGGTTCCGCTTATGGACTTGGATGTTGTCGTCCTCTTCAAAGAAGCAGGTCTTATACTTGAAGGCCGGGTCACAGATGATGGCTTCAGGCTCATAGCCCAATGCCAAAGGCCGTTCGATGAGGTTCCGGACATCATATGGAGCGTTCCACGCCATCAAATAATCCAGATTGGATCTTCTGATGAGCTCCCAGAAGACCTGATGTAACTTGATCTCATCGTCAAATAAGATCAGATGATACGTCATCTCTCCATAGTATTCATCGAAGTTGGCATGACACTCTGCGATGAACTCGTCCATGTGGTTCTTCAGGTAGTCCACTTGCTCATAGAAGTGCGCTTTGACTTCCTGTGTCTTTCCATAGTTGGGATTGGTCTCTGCCAAGATCGGCAGGTTGTCTTTGCACAGACCCAAGGTATACACGGTGTTCTTGGAATCGTCAATGAACGTGATGGCCGACGTCGGGGCCTCACCAGGAGCAGCAAAGCCATCGGCCTGAATGATATCAGATTCGATATCGAAGTATCCCACGTTGATGGGCTTGGGCAAGTCATTACCATACTCCAAAAGGAACTGAATCCAATACCAATGCTCGATTTTGATGTCATATCCAAATAAGAGCGGGGAATACTTGACATCATCGGGAGAGCACCCGAGAATATGGGCAATGTCGCGATCTCTATAGTGATAAGAAACGACATGCTTATCGAGATTCTCCACCGATTCCCAGCAATCGATATACTGGGCTCTCGGCCAGAACTCTTTCTTGAGAATATAAATCTCATAGCAGGGGTGGTCGATCGTCTCAATGTAGGTCTGTCCTGTCACAATGTCCTTGAAAGTGATTGCGATGGCATCCCGAGCGCCCAACTCAAAGCAGTCGTAAGATACGATATGAATGGGCATGAGACTTCGACCCTCAAATCGAGGATCTAAAAATTTCATAGGTTGATTTTCCTCTCCTTCCCTCCGGTAGTCGGGTTTACCACACATGTTAAGGGGTGCATAGCGTCTTAGAGACCAGAGAATTGTGGACCCTTCACAATCCCTTAATCTCAAGGAGATGATATACGCTCCATTTTAATTGAAAGGAGAATGAACCATGGCTCCTAGAAAGAAAGATGTACAGCATCCTGCGCAGTCTAGCTTCAGCAGCTTACTGTCGCAGTTTGTGGGGCAGAACGAGGGGCTCTCCACCTTCAATGATGCTGCCACTGGCCTTTCCATCAGTCCAGCAATGCTGCATGAGACGGAAAAGCCAGCCAAGAAGAAACCTTCTGCCAAGAAAGGCAGTTATGATGATATTCTGCTGGATGATGAAAAGCCGCTGGGTGATCTGGACGATATCGGATCACTTCTTCCCGATGACGATGACTACGATGAGAGCTTTGATACCCTGATTGAAAATGCTTTCATGGAAGATGAAGACGTCACTATGCGCAATAACCTCATTCGCATGGGACGAAAGTACGCTGTCAAGGGTATGGAAGAGGCCACCGAATCTTCCGAGGTAAACCGTGCTTTCATCAAGCAAGAACAGGCGTTGGAAGCTTTGATGGATGAGATGGACGCTGGTGCTGCCGCGCTGGATCGCGATATTGAGCAGCTTCGCATGTCTCGTACCAAGAGCTTCAAGGCGCTATCTGATATGGCAGCTGTCCGTGCTTCTCTCTATAATAGCAAGCTGAGTGTCATCAAAGAGATGAGCAACATCACCAAGACCAAGTACGATATCAATATCAAGCTCAAGAAGGATTCTAACGCCGAATCGGCTGACACAGGTATGGCAGCTACCCAAGCTGTCCAGCGCTTGCTGTCCATCGGACGCCAGAACCTCATGGCTGGTGAAGAGGAGTACGTGTCGATGGGCGATTCGCCTGCCGACGCGCACTTTGATGATGGGCGCGCCGAGACGGCATTACATCTGGCCGCTGATATCCCTCCTGCCGAAACCGATGGAGATAAATTCATTGAGCATGAGGGAGAGGGCGTGGAATACGTCGTGGACATCAATTCCGAGGACGACTCCAAGATGATTTACGCTGTCAATAAAGATGGCAAGATCGTCGAGGATTATCCCATGCCCAGCAATCAAGATCAGCTGTCTTTCTCTTTGAATGAATTGGCCGGTGAAGCAACCGATCAGCTGCAGCGCCGGTACAGACTACGGAGAGATGGTCAAGATGTACTACCTCGTGGATTTGGCGAAGACGAACTTTGATCCCTGAGATGCCTAAGAGCACCTACCTAGAAGACTAGGTAGGTGCTCTTTGAAGTCATTCAAGGAATGACTGTTTTCAGATTAAGCTTTTCAAATTTGGCCTTACAATCCCGAGTTTTCAAGGCGATTTTTAGGCTCGGAATCTGCGTAAATTTTTAAGCGGGTTTACCAGACGGGACGGCGCACTCCGTGCGCCATTCTTTAGCACTTAAATGGGTGCATGTGTTGGATTACAAACGGGTATCGCCGGCGCTGGGCTCAAATTATCACAAACTCTAAAATACAACACGACTGCACAATCGTCCATATCGGCTTGGCAAAGCATTACAATACAATCATTTGCATTTAATTCGTACTCATTTGCATTTGCTCAAATATCGTTCCCAGCAATCACAGTTACGAAAGCATCTTGCGAATTTTATAAAGCAGCAACTCTCACATATCGTGAATGGATTAAATCTGATATTGGAACTGTGTATATCAGCTACACTTCTAGTGGCGTAGACATAATCTCTAACAGTTCCTTTACAATCTCGGCTTTAAATCAAATTCTTCCATATAGTTCAACGTATACGTATGGAATATCTGTAACACTCAGCAGTACAACGACAGTCGGAAGCTCGGCGTATATAACCTTTTCAATGCCGAGTGTGACATGCACCGTCAATATGTACAGCATCTAGCAAAAAAGAAGCTACTACCGCAAGGTAGTAGCTTCTCTTAGCTCAATCTTCCTCTTTCTCGTGAATCTCAATGGGCATATACTTGAGATCCTCGGAATAGGAGTCGTGCTGTTTCTTGGTGTACTTGATGAAGCTGTCCAGGTCAGTCATGGCCCGAGCAGGGATCTTGGCGATCCAGCTGGTCTTCAGCTCCGGATACTCCTTCAGAACTTCAGGGTGTTCCTTGAGATACTCATAGAGCACTTTGACGTACTCATATTCCGCATCGCAGGGGTCGGGATTGGGATTGAAGAAGAACCGGTCATACAGCTTCACGAAGGGCACGAACGACCCGGACATACCAGGATCGCTGTTGGAACTGACATTCAGGTCCAGAATGCCCAGCTGACTGGGATGCAGATAGCGATACTTGGCAGAGATCATCTTGGAAGAAGTCTCGCCCAGAGAGTTGGGACCCTTGGAGCTGTACATGAGATCCTGCAGGAACGTCATGTCGTTCACGATGTCGTCGCTCTTCACCACATCGGATAGGTTCTTCATACCAGAGAGGATGATGTCAGACGGGAAGTTAAACAGCTCCAGCAGCGTGTCCATGGTATTCATCTTGGACTTACTCTTCTTTTCGATGAGCTTATTGATGTTCTCGGAGACTTTCTTGCCGAGAGAGGACATGACGATGTATTCGTTCTTACGAACTCTTTTATTCATCATATCCATGTTATTGCGCGTCTTCAGGGTGTTGAAGTTCAGAATCATCCAATACAGGATGTAGTAGATATTCTGGGTATAGAACTCCGGCAGACGCAGATCCTTCTCGGAGACGTGGTCATAGAGGCGCTCGATCATGTGCAGCGTCGTATAGCCCTTATCCCGGAAAGACTGGATATTCTTATTCTTGATAGACCCGATGTAACCGATGCGGCACACCCAATACTCACGGTCCTCCAGGTCTTTCCACTCGACCGGGAAGTCCTTATTGGAGCAGTAAATGAGCATGCAGACTACATGACGCACCAGGTCATACTTCTCCATCAAGGTGGTAGGCACTCTGATGAAGACGTTATCCATGGGGAAATAGGTATAGATGGACAGCAGGTCTTCATCGACACGATCTACCAGCTCAATGATTCCACCCATATCGAAGAACTCGATAGCTCTGTGCATGCCCATCTTGGCGGCAAAAATCATCATGGGGTTAATGAACTTGGTCTTTTTCTTCGCACCCCGCCGCTTGGTCTTCGTATCCAGAGCATAAGAGTGAGAGGTCAAGTTCCATTCCTTGCCGGTCGAATCACACAGCAGACGATTCTTGGTCTGATAGATGATGATAGGCATGCGGGATTTAAAGGTAACTTTGCCTCTCTGCGTATAGGTGTTGGCGTCGCACAACTGCCAAATGGGCTTCCAATACTTGCTGTTGATCAGCATCATGCCGTCCTCTTCTTTGGGGAGCAAGATGTGCTTGGTGATGACTGCCTCATTCAAATTGGTGTGAATGCGGTACGTGAAGCGCATCTCGTAGAAGCGGGTATCGGCCACAAACTTATTCTTGGGAATCTCAATCTGGTCCAGATGCTTCTTCTTGAAGTTGATATTGATCGTGTGCGCATTGTAGTCAACATCATCCTGGTCATAAATGGTCTCAATATTGAGAATTTCGATATTTTCTATTGTCTCGAAATCCCTCATCACCATCGTGACCAATTCTTCCAAGGGGATGTCTTCCTTCGCGTAGATGAAGTCCTCATTGAACTCATCTACGGCAGGGTTTGGGTATTCGTGAATGTATTCAAGCATGAAAATGAAACCACCCTTCCTTTAAACTAATACGATGATATCCGTACTTAGTTATTTAGGGGAGAGTACATCTTCAAGTGGAAAACTAATGGTTAGAAGACCTATCCCTAAGATATTCTGAAGGAAGGAGACTATACCATGCTATCATCAGACATCAATTATCTCGATTTCAGGCAGTTCCCGCACATGGAGGTCATTGGCATCACTAGCAAAGAGAAAGTGATTGCATTCAATCAAGGCCTCAAAGAACGGATCCTCGGTCTCCGCAGCGTGGAACTGGATAACATCATCAGCCACTGCGACCATCGCATCTCTCTGATCAGACTGTGCCTGGCCGATGAACAGCTCACAAATCTCATGAGAGAAACACTGCCCAAATTTGCCACCGACCAGGGTCGCATTGCAATTGACGTCGAATTTCGCAAGCGCGAATTTCCCGGCCGTACGTACATTGAAGAATACGAAAAGTATGTCGTAGCCAAAATGCTGGTTGCATGTAAGCGCAATTCCAAATTTGGCCCGAAAACGGCTGGTCGATACCTCGACATGAAAGATTCCATCAATGATAATGATGGCGAAAGCTACTTTGAGTTCTACGTCGATGACCCTGAAGCTGTTGCATGGTCAATGGAACAGCCGATCGTCTACTTACTCTGCATGGACTTGCTCTGCGGTGGCAATGGCGCCGGCTCAAGCTTTGCCAACGCAGCCAATGCTGGTCCTATCAGTAGTCGCTCCATGCAAAATATTATCGATTAAGGAGATCCATCATGTACGATGCACTGAATGCCAAGAATAACGACTTTGGAAATGAGGTCGTTGAACTTATCAAGAAAGCCTGGGTTCCCATCTGCCGCAAGGTGGAGAAAATGCCAATCGCCGAGGTCAACTTCTACGTGAAGGGCGATGGATTTGACACCATCTTCTCCAAATACCTGCAGGGCTATGAGAAAGGCTCTATGCTGGTCAACGTCAGAGCTGTCCGTAAAGACGTTCCCTATGCCGAAGGCTATGATCCCACGGCAACGTCTCTCTTTGACGCCAATGAGATGACCTTCTACTACAACGATGAACCCATCATGGCCGATTTTGAAGGGTCCGTGGGTGTAGACACAGACCTACCTTCATTATTGGCCATTTTGCAAGAATGCATTGTCCAGAACTCAGCAAATCCCGTCATGCAGACGGGTGATTCTACGGAAAAAGAGCCCGAATGAAATCAAAAAAAGAGAATGAATCATGTCGATTCATTCTCTTTCTTTTAGCCCTTAGATGCGAATCTCGTCGGGCATGGTAGATGTCTTGCGATCAGGGTCCAGCGCTTTCAGCCGAATGTGCTTCAAGCGCCAGACAGTCACGCCGGGGTCACTCTTGACTTCCAGCAACTCCATCGTATAATCTTGGCATTGCATGGTATAGCCATCGGTCAGCTCCTTCAGAGCCAACACGAAGTCATGATCGCCGCCCTCTTTCTTGGAAGCATCAAACTGCTCCTTGTTATTGGCAAAGAGCCGCAGCAGGATGACATCCTTGGCGTAGGGAGAGGTCTGACTTTCATCGTAGTCGACCTCCTGGTCGTCAAAGGTGAACATCATGCGATTGGGGATCTTATTCATGACCTCGGTGGGCATCTGCTCAAAGAGGGAGTAGATGGCGTCCTCCGGTGTCATGGAGAATGTGTCTGTGCTTGTGTCCACAATCATGTCAGGGTCCTGCTCGGGGAAGCAGAACGCCTTATAGAAGAAGTCCGATTTTTCATTGATGACGAGCTCCCCAAACTCTTTCTTCACTTTCTTATAGTGCGCCATCAATCGTCATCTCCTTCATCTTCGCTCTCGGTGACCCAGTCGTCCTTGATCAGGAGCTTGGCCTGGAAGCCGGGCAGCATCTTGATCGTGAACTGCTCATGGGTCAAATCCGGATTATCCGCGTTTTGCACAATGTCCAGGGCACAATGTGCTTCAAACATCTCCAGGAAGTTGATCATGGCGGAGCTGACGCCGTTATCATGCGCCACTTTGGCCATCATCTTCAGCGTCCTGAAGAAATAATTGAAGTAGCAGAATGCCACCAGCGTGTAGTTGTGGATGTTGGAGCTCATCATCCGGTGCTTCTTCTCCAGGATGACGTTGCACTCCTTCTCGACTTGCTCGATGATGGTGCCCTTCCACATCTCTGGCGTGATAACTGGGCAATAATCCCGGTCCACAATCTCAGCGACGAGCTTGCCGGGCACGAATTTGACATTGATATTGCCGTCCTTGTCGGCATCATCGTTCTCCCGATTCTCGGAGCTGATCGTAAACAGATCCAGGAAGTTGATGCTGGACTCACCACGGTTCTCCCGCATGAGGCGGACCAGCGTCCGAATGATGCCTTCGACGTAGACGCAGGCGATGGTCGTCGTATAACCCGGATTCAGTCTGATCTTGTAATCAGAGATCAGGTTGTTACGGCAGACCTGCTCAATCTTTTCAGTGACAGCTCTTTGCGCCGGATCCGATGGGGTGATCAGATAGTGCTGGCGCTCAGCATTCAAATCATTCATTGCCATATTGATTTTCTCCTTTGCTTTCTAAAAGTTATGTGCATTGTGAGGGAGCCCATCGATCTTTAAATCAACAGACTCCCTCACAGTATGCCGTGGTAATGATATGCGGGTCAATCAGACCTTGTAGTACTTTACGTGTTTCCTGATATCCTTCATCAGAGAATAGCGAGAATACTCAATGTCTTTCTGCTCGAGCTCCACTGCCCGCATCTTAAGCTCTTCCACCAGAGCGTCCATTTCGCCCACATGAATGAGCGGGACATCTTTGGCAATGGCCTTCTTGGCATTATTGCTGGTGATGTCTCCAGCATACACACATGCGACCGTGTCCTTGGTGACTCGGTCATTGGCCGGAAATCCGATCTCTTTGAAGATCTCGGCATATTCCTTATTGCGGAATCCCGTAAAGCAGACCGTGCCATAGATGATCTTGTCGTCCACGATGCGCATGTGATCTTGCAGGAACTGAATCAAGTCTCGATTTTCATTGAGCCAATCTGCAAAGACCTGCGCCGTCGTCATGCCAACACTTCTGGTCTCCAACAGGCACATCTCGACCCGGCTCTTCTTCATGCTCAACAGATAATCCAGCGTTACATCGCTGAAGATATTCTGGCAGAGACGCTTGCCGATGTTGTCGATGCCCAGTGAGCCAATGACCTGAGAGACTTCAAATTCTCTGGTTCGCAATTGCTTCAGGCCATTCATGAGCTTGTCAGTCTCGATACGACTTCCCAGGACATCAACGACCTTATCATACTTAGTCTCCAGGTCGAAAAGATCTTCGATGGTCTCTACCAGGCCCGCATCGACCAACGCATAGAATGTCTGGTCTCTGAAACCCTCTGCAACGTCCATCTTGTCCAAGAAATTGGCAATTTTACCAGATAAGACACGAGGACATCTCGGATTGAGACAGAAATAGTCCGCTCCATTGGCGGTCTTGGGCCGCAGCTTCTTGCCACAGTATGGGCATTTGATGTCCATCTGCAGCCTCTTGGCGCCCTTGGGATAGACCCGAGGCTCCGGCAGACGCATTTGCGGAATGACATCGCCCGCTGCATAGATAATGACTTCTTCTCCTTCATGAAGGCACAGAGAGCTGAAACGTGCCATGGAGCCCAACGCCACATCTTTGACGATGGTTTCATTGACTTCCACAGGCTCCACATGAAGCATCGGCATCGCCATGCCCAGTCGACCGACCGACATGTAGATGTAGTCGATCTTGGTGCGATTCTCCTGGGTGTTGACCTTGTAGGCCAGGCAATGTGCCATCAGGTCTGTCGTGTTGGGCTCTTCATCAAAGGTACGAATGGGGAAGAGCACCACGCCATCTACCCGAATGGGATAGTCAGAAGACCGGATGTGTGCTAGGACTCGCTCGATGTTCTCATAGACGATGTCCAGGTCGAAGCATTCCGGATGCTCTACCAGGCCGTCGGCATACTGCCAGGCCAGATACTTCATCTTGTGGCCATCGAAGTTGACCCAAGCCAACGGAATCACCGACAGATACTCGGCATAGGCCACGTTGGACGGATTGGAAATGATGGCCGACGTCGCAGAGCGGCGATTTTTATACTCCTTATTTTTAACCAGCTCTTCAAAGTCCTGACTAGAGACCACAACTTCGCATTTATAATAGCCATCCGGAAGCTCGGAATTGAAGGTTTTCTTTCTTCGATTCATTCGCCGGATGACTTCTGTGATGTCCTGGCCTTCTACGCCATCATTTCGGGTAACTGCGCGTTCGATGTGCCCGTTGCGGAGCGTGATACAGGTAGACACGCCATCGAACTTGGGCGCATACAGGATCCGCTTGTAGCCGTCAGCACGCATAGCATGTAAATAAGCATCCAGCGTGTCCAGGTCATAGACCTTTCTGCTGATGGTGCCTACCATGAATGGCGCTTCATGCTTCACAAAGGGCCAAAGTGTGGTCGACATGATATAGTCGGAGTACACCAGTCTTGCCGACCCGGTCAAATTGCAGAAGATCGTCATGCACTGATCGTACGTGTAATCAGGAACGAGCACCACGCCGTCATCGCTGTAGGTGTAGACATCCAGACAGATCATCAGATAATCCTCCAGAGTGTCCCGCAGATTCTGGTCGATGCCTTTCCCTGCACGATCTTGGTCGATCAATGTCATGGCATAAGCCATGAAGTCGTCATGTTTCTCTTCCACTTCTTTGACCTGCATCGTTCCTTTGCAGATCTTCTTTCTAATGGAGGGTATGCTTTGTACGAATTTTCGTTCAACCATGTCCTTTATCCTTCCTTTCTGGAATTTTTCTCCAAAGAAATAATATGTTTTTACGAATTGTGAATGATTATGTAGCATTCCACATCCGCTTAATATTGATTAGAAGATTGAAGAGGGAAGCAATCTGTTATCTTTAGCAATTTTAAGAAGGGACTGATTAGTTTATGATTCTCTATAGGGTGAACATCCCAAAGCAGTCGACATATGCGGCTGTGGATGGAAAATACTATGATGCCGTGTGGGTTGAGGCCAATAACCCCAATACCGCCGTGTTGGACGCCATTCGCTGGTACGATCTCTTCATTGGAAAGAGAGATCGTACCGCTCGAGAAAAACCTGCCGCCTTTATGGCACCTCCCACTGTTCGTTTGAGTCCCGATGAAATCAGGCTTCATCAATACAATGTCTGGTATGCCGTGGATGGCTTCAAGAAGCTCGACAAGATCGCGGTCTTTGCCTATGGACGCAATAAGGATGACGCTGTTCGTATCGCACTGGAATATGGACGTTACGGTGTCTCTCGACACCATGTGACAGGATTATCTTACGTAGAAAGGGCTGCTGACTGACATGAACTCCAAACTATCCAAAGATCAATACTACCTTGGCATCGCAGAAGCGGTTGCCATCAAATCCACCTGTTTGCGGCGCAAGTATGGCGCCATCATCGTCAAGAATGACGAGATTATCTCTACGGGTTACAATGGAAGTCCTCGTGGCTGTATGAACTGCGCAGAGACGGGATGCATGAGAGAAGCCATCGGAATTGGCAAAGGCGACGCTTACAACCTCTGCGTCTCCGTCCACGCTGAGCAGAATGCCATCATCTCGGCAAGTCGTCGGGACATGATTGGCTCCACCATTTACATTGTGGGCCTCAATGCCAAAGAAGAGCTGACGGCCAAAGCGCGTTATGCGGACCCATCACCCTGCCTGCTGTGTCATCGCATGATCATCAATGCCGGCATCACCAAAGCTGTGGGCATGGTCACCGATGAACTTGGCCAGGATAAAGGTATCTACATCGACATTACCCAGGAACGTTTCATGGAACGCATGCAAGCAGAATACACCAAGACCATCAATAAGATGGAAATGGACATGGCTGACCCTAAAGTCATTGAGAATGCCAAAAAGCTGGTGCAGATCCGCTCTCAAATGATTGAGAAGACTTATCATCCGGATTACAGCGATCCCAATGTGCTGGCGGCTATGCAAATCTGCGCATTCCGTACCAAGGACAGAAAGTGCTCCGCCTTTAGATGCTCCGTGAAGCCCGATGGGGAATGTGTCAGCAAAGAATACTTCGACTGTATCGCTCGCCAGTGCCCCATCATCAATAAGGACATGCTGGGCGATGCGACGCTGACTTTGGAAGATCACGCAAATTAACATCGAGTGAGGTATAAACACTGTGGCGTTAAAACGAGACGCTCATGTCGAACTGACAGAAGAGCAATCGGAGCTCGTCAAACGTTTGAAAGACTGGTATACCAAGAGTGACCGCCAGTGGTACTCCTACACAGGAGCGGCTGGCACTGGAAAGACCACTGTTGTGGAAGCGGTGATCGAGGAATTGGGAATTGAGCGCTACATTGCATGCGCCTACGTCGGGAAGGCTGTGACCGTCTTAGCACGGCATGGCCTTCCCGCCTCAACCATTCACAGCATGATTTACAACGTCATTTGGGTACCAGTATTGGACGAGCATGGAAATCGAGTAATCAAAGAGGACGGGAAACCTAAGATGAGAGTGGAGTTTTCATTGAAGCCCTCCATTAAGGGAGACCCGCAACTCATCATCGTAGATGAAGCCACCATGGTCAATGACGATTTGGCTGCCGACATTTTATCTTTTGGCATCAAGACCGTCTTTATCGGCGATAATAACCAGCTCCCGCCAGTATTTGGCGTATCTTCAGTGATGCTCAATCCAGATTTCTGGCTGACCCGCATCATGAGACAGCAGGAGGGCAATCCCATCATCTATCTGTCTCAGAAGATCCTCAAGAGGGAGTTTATCCATTACGGTCAATATGGAAATAGCTCCGTAAGACCTTATATTGAGCTGGGTGCCAACTATAAGAACTATGACTGCATCATAACAGCAACCAATAGAGCGCGCGATGATATCAATCATCATATCCGAAAGAACGTCTTACAAATCAAGTCAGATTTGCCCATTGTGGGAGACCGGCTGATTTGCAGGCAGAATGACTGGGATCGATGCATTGATGGTAACATCTATCTGACTACCGGCATGACGGGAACTGTCACGGACATCAATAGAAGTCTGGCAGCCAATCGCTACATGTGCATTGACTTCCAGCCAGATATCTCAGACAGTGAGTTTGTGAACCTCTTTCTGGACAGTGCATACATCCAAAAGGATTATGAAGACAGAAAGCTGTATGGATTTAGCGCCTATGAGAAGTTTGAGTACGGCTATGCGGTGACTTGTCATTCCATGCAGGGCAGTAGTGCCGATCATGTACTCTTCTTTGACCAGTGGTTTCATGATGTAGATATGACCAGGAAAATCCGTTATACTGCCATCACACGAGCAGTGGAAAGCATCGATATTGTGTCGTCGGTGCGATTCGTGTGACCTAAAAGAGACTGCCAACCAGTGTTGGCAGTCGCTTTTTTTGCCCTGAATAGGGTCCAAAACATTTCCATAAGAATTACCCAAAGTGAGGTGACATTCCAATGAACGGTGAAATCCTAGCTACCATCATCGTGGCTTTGATTGCGCTCTTCGGTACGATTGTCACTGCCGTACTACAGTACAGGGCTACCGAAGAGGCCAAGAAGGCCAAGCATTACGATGAAGAAAAACAGAGGGCAGACGCGGCCGAGCGTAAACTTGAAAAGGAGCAGCGTGATAGGGAGCACGAGCAAATCAAAGCCGAAATGGAAAGTCTTCATAAGGAGATTGCCAAGGTGCATGAAGATGTGCAACACCTTGGGGACCGAATCGATGCGGTCAAGAAGACGACAGATGCTCATCTGTCTTCCCATGATGATACTCTCGCCAAGATTTCCGATATTCTGTCGAGAGACGCACGGACCTATTCGGGTCTGATGAAGATGCACTCTCAGACGGAGTCTCGACTGCAGGCCTTGCTCAACATCCAGATCTGCAGTATGCAGTTTGCCAATGACACTGCGGCTACTCTTCATGTTGTGGGTGACATTCTCGGTCATACGCTGGAGGACGAAGAGGCGCAGGGTAAACTCTCTGAAGCGGTCTCCAAACACGAGGGCGCTCAGAATAACTTCATCAAAGAGCTGATGAATCAGCAGCAATCACTGTTTAACTCCAATATGATGGACAACGCATCTGAATCTGCTGAAGAACGCTCCGATGACGTCAAGAATCGGCTATCTAACCGTTAAAAGAAGACTACCATCTCTGGTAGTCTTCTTTTTTGATGTCATCTGAGACCTCTATTCTTGAGGTGATCTCGTTCATACTCGTAGAAATTGCTGTCCCTATTGGCTTCTTCAATATCCTGGAGACTCATCTTACGAGTAGCGCCTCTGGTATAGGCAATCACACGGTACTTGATGCCTTTCCAACAGGCGATGTCCAGAACGGACTGCATGAGCGTTCTGAAACGCGTATCGACGCGAGTTAATTTTGCCGGGTCATAGTCCTCTGGCAGAAGCCGAGGTTCTTCGAGTTCTTCCACATTGCAGTTGTAAACCGTTGCAATGTAGGTAGCAATATTCGATTTATAAAGCTTATAGATGCCCGCTCCACCGCAGATAAAGACGCTGCAGTCGCCATAAGATTCCACGGCTTCCTTCAAGCCTTTGATGGGTTCACTGGAGACCATGGGAAGAGGAGTTGATTTTGGAAGCTTCATTTCCGCAATTTGCTTGGCGATTTCCTCCACATTGTGAGTGATCACCAGCGTCTGCCTCTTGGGAAGAATCTTGCCAATGGATTCAAACGTTTTACGTCCCATAATGCAGACATGACCTTGCGTTTTCACCTTGAAGAATTCCAAATCGGCCGGATTATCGAAAATCAGATGGTTGTCATAGCCAATGATACCAGCGCGATCCATTGCTAAGATGGCTCTCACTAATATGGGATGGCCGTCCGATGTTACTAAGTTGGGCATACGTACGGATTCACTCCTCTCAATTCCACTATAGTTGAACTTAGACGATTATTGGGCTTACTTCTTGGCGGTCTCCCGCAGCTCATAGTAGACAGTGCTGCAGACAGATTCCGAATCCATGAAGTTGCAGTACCCATTACAGGTATTGCAGCGGTCGCAGTCAAAATTGCGGTAGCGATTTTCGCCTCTCACAATCTTGACGCGTTTGAAACCAGCTCTGCGAAGGGCAGATTGGCAGGCATCTTTATTCATGCCATCCTTCATGATGCTCTTGGCCTGAACTGTGGCGGCCGGATGGTCATTGAGCAGATCCATCACGGATTTGCGCAAGCATTTGCTGACAAGGCTCAGCCCTCTGTAGTTTTCAGCGGTGAGCATCATGGACACTTCATAGTCGCTGTCATCACGGGGGTTTTCGCTGATGGATGCCACTGACACGATGCCATACATGGGATCTTCGCAGACTGTGCAATACTGCAGCAGCTTGGAGATATTGCGGGGATGGTAGCACTCATGCGGCCCAAAGACCGTTTGACACATACCAGCGATGTAGGGATAATCATTGACAGTAGCTTTGCGATACCGCAGAGGATGCTCCTTGGTATTGACATGGTCCAGCTCGTAGAAGGAGCGCACCATATCTGAAATATAGTCAGGTCTGGCCATGTTGCCTCTCTTGAAAGGCTCCTGGTTGGGCAGACGAGAATTTACAGTCATTTCAAAGTGGCGCTGGGGATAAATGATGATCTCCATGGTCTGCCACTTATCACGAGGCGCATGAGCCTTCATGTAAGTGAGTTTGACAGTGCCGTTGCTCAGCGGGGTCACATCGGGAGCGACTGGCATGCGGAGAATCAGATTGTGGATAAAGTTGACAAAGGTCTTTTTGAAAGGTCGATTTTGGTTACGCGGTTCTGTCCACTCAGGGTGTCTGCTTTTCAGATGCTCAAGACGCATGAGAAAATTATTGAATGCAGCATGGGGAGTGAACATGGCATTGGGCACCACGTCCTGCTGAACTACCGCAGGACGAGTGGCTGCCTCAGGACTAGGCTGCTTATTCAGCTCATCCATGGGGTGTCACGTCCTTTCTCTTGAATGAAAATGATGGAATCGCTTTCCATCTTAGAGGAGAGTTAGATAGTGATTAAGTCTTAAAAAGAAAATCTATAACACGTCGATAATCTTGCGGCCACGCCAGCCGTAAGAGGCGACATGGATCGCTGCTGTTATCCCAGGCAGTGATGTGCATTGTATCCTCCAAAGGTTCTCCAATCATATGAACCTCCTCTTCTTTCTTTCTGGTAAGAGAGTCAGTACCATTTCCCAGGTACTGACTCTCCTTAATGTCGTTTTTTATTGCTGATTATGCACATTTGACAGGATTTCGGTGACGGCCACTTGCATATACTCGGTCACCAGCATTCTCGAGAAAGCCGAGGCGAGAGCTTCCAGCATGATACCTTTCGGGTCTTCTTCAACTTTGGCGATGAGCTTGTCCCGGATGTCCTTGAAGGGATCAGTATCAGGCGGACCAGCCATGAGGCGCTTACAAAGCTCCGTCGGAACTGGCGGATCACTATAGTAGCGCTTGTAGAAGAAAAGATTCTCGACGTTCTCTTGTCTATCGAAGAATGCAGTGATTGCGGCCTTCGTCACTTCTTTAATATCGTCTGCGCTGAGTTGATCAACGCCTGAGGAAATGAGTTTATTGGCCATCTCGTCAGGTATGTTAATTGTGACATTCATAAGACTTCTCCTTTCTAGTTTCATTATTTTATTGGCATGGGCAAGATGAAAACTTAATCAAAAAAAAAAGAAGACTGCCAGAGGCGGCAGTCTTCTTTTCAGCCCTCTTACGAGAGTAAGTCCTTGATGGGGCCGGACTTCTTGACGTCATGTACTGCAAGGCGTTCACGATGCCAGCCCATTTCGATGTACTCATAGGCCTCAAAGAGGGTGTGGCCGTACTTAGAAGCGCAGAACTCGCTGAAGCCGTGCTCGTAGGTGGAATTAACCATAACACGCCGCTCCAGATAATTACATACATCATAGAACGGTTCGAGAGGCGCGTTGGTCGGATCGAGCACGGTACTGTGCGCGTAATGATCAAATCGCTCATCGATACGCAGAATCACCTGAGACCAATCTTCGCCGGCGTCTGGATCTCCATGCGTATTGGAGATCTCTACCTCAAGAGGCGAGGTCGTATATTCTTTGCCCTCCCGATCAACCCAATTGCTCTTGCACACTTCCTTCAGCGAGTGGTAAATGGTGTAGGGCATGTCGAACATGAACTGGATATAGGGACAGCTGTACGTATCGTTCAGCGCATGCCCCTGGCAGCTGTTCTTCGTAAAGAAGTGGATCTCATTCAGTCGAGCAAGAATATCGGCCATGCCAGGGTCCACTGCGATCATGATAGGCTCAACAGCGAGACCCATGTGCCGCTTTTGACGACGACAACGTACGACCAGAGGCGTGTACTCCTCATAGGGCCCGCCCGTGATGACGGGAGAGGATGTGATGTTATTGGGGTTGAACGTGTACATGGAAGGATCGGCGAAGGTATCAAACTCCATATCGAAGTTGACCCTGACAGTACCGCCAGTCTCACTTCTGTAGCAGATAGGGCACATGTATGCCACGCGCTTCTTGTACTCAACGACCTTATGTTCTTGAATCTTATTGCGAATCATTTCTGTCCAACCTTTCTCAGGAACTCTTGTTCCCATTTCTTACCTTTGATGGTCTCGTGCAGCTTCTGGGCTGCTTCAAAGAACTCTTCATCGGCGTCAATTACTGCCTGGTCGATGACACCAGTGCGGATCTTATTGCCGTAGCTCTGAAGGTTTCTCATGGCGATGACGCAGTTCTTGTAATCGACTGATACGGAACTCATCTCACGGAAACCAGGGACGGGCTTGCCAATCTCAGCCATCTTCTTGCATAGCTCATCTAAAGAGCCAATGCCGACGCCGTACATCTTGGCCAGCTCGTCATAACCAGCACGCTGCACATCTCTCACGGTACTAATTCCGTTACTCAGCAGCGTATTGCGCAATCTGGGATTCACGCCCAGGGTCTGGATCGGCCTATCATCAGGTGCGCACTGACTGGTGGTCTTCAAAAGGCCGGCGATCTCGCTCATTGCCTGCCGGCATCTGTCAGCGATGGTGGCAGCGCTGAGTGGCTTATTGGTGATCCCATCCTGACGCTGTGTGATACTGCTGATGTCAATGAGCTTCATGTTCCTCTCATAGCGGTAGTGGACAACCTCCCTGAAGGATTTGGTAGGCATGTTATTGACCGCTTCCAGAAGCTGCTCATCGGTGTACTCTCCGACGCTCTTGTAGTGCTTCATCATGTCATTGCGAAGCCTCTTCAGCCACAGTGCTTCTTCATAGGTGACTGCCATAGATTACCTCCTTACTCTTTATACTCTTCAGCCATCTTCTTGTCATGAGCGATCTGCTTATCATAAAGACGATCGGCTTCTTCCAGAGGATGCCGAAGCTGTTCAATGGTATGAACCAGCTCTGCCTGGCGCAGCTTTCCATGATGTAAGCCAGCTCTGATTTGGCGGCCCATCCGAGACCGCATGGGCGTATACACAATGGCCTTGTGGAACGCCGCCTGATGATATGGTTTGAACATGGTGCCCTCGCTGGGAGAGAGGACCCATTCGCCGTTATTCTCGACGGTGAAGAACTCCGAGAGAATGCCGACCAGCTCTTCATCAAGGCTCTGATGGACCTGAATCAGGTCCAGGGTGACGACGTCGCCAGACGGCATGGTATACGACTCGACCGAGTAGCCGCTAGGCATCACGTCAATGCTGATGAGATCTACCATCAACTTGGCCAGTCTCTCAGGGACCACAAAGATGTCCTTATGACCGCATTTGGTGCATCCGAAATTGATCAGATGGCGGTTCAGGCCAAAGCCGTAAAGAGGATCGATGCGATTGGCGTGAACGACATTGTACTTCATGTCGTCAGCGAGCATCTCGGGGTCATAAGCGCCATCGGGTTCCATGAGATCACCGGAGTCCATCTCCAAGGTGACCTTGAAATTGGGGATCTTGATGATGCGATTGCAATGCATGCAGATGCCGGCCATGTCTTCATACTTGGTAATGCAGGAAAATACTGGATTCTGATTCATGATGCGCTATATCCTTTCTAATCTTTATTGCGTTCTCTGTCTCGAGCCATGCTGGACTCAATGGATGCGATGATCTTTGCACAGTGCGCTTGAATAGACTTCATCTTCCGCAAGAGATTGCCGTAGTTACTGTGGCAATACACTTTCTCGCCAGCGTAGATGACTTCTTTCGCTTCTTTGCTAAAGTCCTTCATCTCATCGGCAATCTCCAGGTGCTCCGAGTCGTATTTGTCCCACTGAAAGCCATTCTTCAGTACTGCTTGATACATGACTTCTGCCAAATAGGTAGAGTGTAGCATTTCAGCAATCTGATCTCCAGTGCGATTGGTAACGTCCCAGAGACGATAGATACCCTTCTTGTAAAGAATTTTGGCGAGATCTTTTGAGAAGAGCCTAGCGCACGCCGGATTGATATTGACTATATAAGGGTCAGGTGCGCCAGTGCCCTTATACAGTATATCTAGAATACGCTTGTGCTTGGCAGCGATGACTCGTCTGTTAAACTCAGTCACGTGCCAGCGGGTATTCCAGACGTTTGCCAGTTCTCGATCTGATGTGATTCCGAGGACATAGCGATCT